ATGGTTACAAAAACTTTTGAAGGATGTAGCTACACCGAATTTTGGGTGTCTCCTGCCAATTGGCAAAAAGCTACTAAAAAAGATTTAGACAAAGAATGGTATGTGCAATGTACGTTCTTTGATCCTCGTTATGAAAAGAAATATCCTAAAGGCTTTCCCTATCGTAAAAAGGCTAATAGACCTAACACTATAGAGGAGCGAAAAGCAATGATTTCTTTTCTTCTCAAAAATATCCCCAAACAACTTAATGATGGATATAATCCTATCATTAAGAAGTATATGCATCTACAAAAGGAGGGGTTATATCCTGATTTGCTCTTTATTGAAGCATTTAGACGAGCATTAGAAATAAAATCAGGAACTAAATCACACCTATATAACATAAAATGTGCTATAGATAGATTAGAAAAGGCTAGTGAGGTTCTCGAAATGCAGAACATTAAGGTTAAAGACTTGCGACGTGTGGATTTAAAGCGTATGCTTGACTGGCTACAACTCCCTGATAAGTATTATAACAGATTCGTGATTTACTTCTCAAGTCTGTATCGTGAATTAATAGAATACGAGTGTTGCGAGTTCAACATTACCAGAGATATTTATCCTAAAAAGACTTTTAAGGAACCACGTCTCGTGCTTGAGAAAAACGAATTAGATAAGGTAAAGGAACATTTAGAAGAGCATTATCCTGATTTTTATCGCTATATGATGATATTCCTCTACTCAGGAGCACGTAACACAGAGCTTTTCAGACTACAGCGCAAAGATGTAGATTTGGATAAGCAGGAGTTTGTTATACTCCTTGAAAAAGGCGGACAGTATAAACGATGTACTAAGGTGATACTTAGCCCTGCATTGGAATATTGGCGTGAAGTATGTGAGGAGTGTCAAAGTCCTGATGATTACCTATTTTCCTTGAACTTCGTACCCAGTAAGAAAATGGGACATACAGAGATTGTTACCCGATTTTGGAAACGAAATGTAAAGGATAAACTTGGTGTTGATGCTGACTTTTACGCTCTCAAACACTATATGCTTGATAATTTGGATAGTGATACGGCTATGCTTCTGGCTTCACATACCAACAAGAATACCACCGCTATATATCAGGTCAATAAGGCTAAAAAAGAGAGGGAAATGCTTAAACAGCTGAAAATAGAGATATAGAAAAAGCCCCAATCAAGGGGCTTTCTTTATTCTGTAACTACTTTAAGTTTAGGTTTTATAACCGCAAAAGGTTGTTGCAGAAGATATTTTTGTATAATATCAAGGGGAAGCGAGAATGCTCTCGCAAGCTCATTCTCAGTATAACCAAGCTCCTTTAGGTGCAAACCTACAGATGTGCTAAATACTTGAGGATAATCAATAGAAACAGTATCTTTTTCTTTTTTCTTCTCTCCGCTCCTGCTCAACTCAATATTGAGAAATTGGTATCTATCCTTATCTATTGCCCCTAATGATTGTGCTCGTTTGACAATAGCCGCCTTTGAGGTTAGCCAATAGTTTTTCAAAGCACTAAGAGCGGATACCTTGAGATTTCCCAAAGACTTTATTATAGCATTTTTTGGCATTAGAAACTCCGAAGCAAAATTATTAGCTTCTTGCTCCTTGTTTCTGCCAATGGGTATAGGAAAATCAGGTGAGCAGTGCATAATCAAGTGACCTAACTCGTGAGCTAATGTAAATCGTTTCCTATCATTAGTAAAACGTTTATTTATAACTATAACCGCAAACCCTTTAGGAGTAAAAAATGAGATTCCATCAAACTTTTCATCAGTATTGAGTTCATATATAATAATCCCCTTATTCTCTATCACTTTAAAAATATCGTGTATAGGCTCATCGGGTGCTATTCTAAAGTTTTTCCTCGTAAATATAGCTACTTCTTCAGGGGTATATCCCTCTTCTAAGTCTAATGTAACTAAGGAAAAATCAGGATAATCTACAGAGTCAGCCATTTCATCTATGAGATAGCCTATAAACTTGCACGAAGTCTCAAAGTCCTGTAGGAGTGTCTTTGATATAGATGATTTTTTACGATAATTTGCTATCGCTAAGTCAATATTTATCTTTTTTGCAAAGAACTCTTTAGGAAAATTGAGAGTCTCAAATATTTTCTCTAAAAGTTCATCAGAAAGACCTCCAAGTCCTTTTTCAAACTTGGATAAGTTAGATTGTGAAAGCCCTTGCACTGCTTTTGACAATTCCGTTTGTGTGAGCCCCCTATACTCTCTGGCAAGGGTAAGCTGTGAGTGATTAACTTTCATTTTTCTTTTGGTTTTTGATAAGCGCAAATATATAATTTTTATTTGAAATTGTATATAATTTTCTAACTAAGTTATCAACATTCCTCTTTAAAAACCTGTGTTATTTTTTAAACGTTAAATTTCTTTCGTGTTTCTTTATAATTTCTTAATTTTGTACCTAATTTAATTTACACCAAAAAGTAATTATGGAAATAGAGACCGAACTAAAAAGTAAATTAGAACAGCTTTATAATCGTGTAGAAAGTCTTAAAGACCAAATCAGCACAGAGGAAGCTACTAAAAATGCATTCATTATGCCTTTTTTACAGATACTTGGTTATGATGTATTCAATCCTACAGAGGTGATTCCTGAGTATGTAGCAGATATTGGAACTAAGAAAGGTGAAAAAGTAGATTATGTAATAAAAAAGGAAAACAAGGTTGTTATTATTATTGAGTGCAAACATTGGAAAGAGAATATTGATGCTCATAACTCTCAATTGCACCGATACTATCACGTTACAGATGCTCGATTTGGAGTTATTACTAATGGTATAGTCTATAACTTCTTTACAGACCTTGAAAAGCCAAATATTATGGATAATAATCCTTTCCTTACTGTGAATTTGGCTAACCTCAAGGATAGCACCATTAAGGAATTGGTAAAATTCACTAAAGCAACTTTCAGTATAGATAATATTCTTGAGAGTGCAGAAGTCCTCAAGTATGTACGAGCTTTTAAGAATGAATTTGAAAAGGAAATACAAGAGCCGTCTGATGATTTTATCAAGCTGTTGGCACGCCGTTTCTTTGATAAGCAAATCAACTCTGGACGCTTGGATATATTCCGTGAATATCTTAAGCGAGCAATGACTTCCTACTTTAATGATACAATTAATAATCGTCTAAAAACAGCCCTTGATATTAACGAGGGCAAGGCTACACAACCTAAAGAAGAACCCACAGATACTGAGCTTATAGAGGAAGACGAAAATAGGATTATTACCACAGATGAAGAGTTGGAGGGTTTCCAAATAATCAAAGCGATTATCAGAGAGAAAGTGCCCGCTTCACGAATTGCCTACCGAGATACTATTTCGTACTTTGGTATATTGTTGGACGACAACAATCGCAAGCCTATTTGTAGGTTACACTTCAATGGAGCAAAGAAATATATCGAGTTCTTTGACAAAGGCAAAGACAGCTCCGAAAAGGTGCTTATTGACAGCTTAGACGATATTTACACTCATAAGGAACGCCTACTACATACTATTGAAATTTACTAACTTAATTACATAACAAATGAAAAAAGTACTATTGCTACTCATAGGGCTAATTGCCTTGGGGTGCTCTAAGAGTGAGGATAAAAGTGAAGACTCCTCTAAATTAAACCTAAAAGGCACAAAATGGACAGCTACAGATGATATTGCTGAGCTTCTTTATGGGAAAACTTGTACAACTACCATTGAATTTATTGACGATAAAAATTGTCAAACTATTGATGTTAGAGATGTAAGAGGTTTTGGAAGTGGAACATTTGTAGAAAAAGGAATCTATGAGGTAAAAGGAGACTCTGTTTTTTGGAGTAAAGGAGATGATAAACTAGACAATAAAGGTAGAGTTTCAGGAAGTGTATTGACAACTAAGCAAAGAACTCATAAAACAAGCAATGTGATTTATACGAAGCAATAACTAAATAAAAGCCCCTTAATTGGGGCTTTTTCATTATACAAGTATAGAGTGTATAAACGCCCTACCTTTTTCAGTCCAAACCGTTGATGAGTTTGTGCAGGTTTCACCTTTGCTATCTGTATAAGTATAGGTAACAGTCTTTGTGTAACCCTTATTTTGATGAGGGTAATATAGTAACCATTGCCCGCCTTGCTTATATTGTACTTTCAGTTCGTGTAACTTCTTATTGAGTGTTACGGCACTCATACCGAGTTCTTTTGCGATTTGGTTGGCGTTGTAGGTGCTTTGCGAAGTTAGCACTTCATCGTAATAGGCTACTTTTGGGGCTTGTTTCTCAAGTTCTTTCGCTTGTAGCTCATTTTGCGCTTGTAACCTCTCTTTTGCTTCTACCTCAATCAGTAATGATTGTAATGCTTCTTTGTAGGTGGTAGGTAGTGCAAATTTGCCACTTCTTAGCTGCTTTTCACACTCTATGAAATACTCACGTGCTTCTTTGCCTTTTTTAGACCGCTGTATCATTGATATTTCTTTTGCACAATCAAGGGTGAGGGCGTAGTCAGTAAGTGTTTGATTTGCAAGGGTGTTAAAAAATTCACACCCTTGATAATCAGTATTTTCAACAAACCCATACTGCAACATTCTTTCAAACCAACTACTAAACCTCTCAGTTATTTCTAAGAACTTATGTAAGTCTCTTGCCGATACGGCTTGGTTACCGTTATACTCTGTGATTTTTATTAACTCGTTCATATACCAGCCCTCCTTTCTATTTCGTGCATTAGCTGTATATTATTAGGCAGAAGGCATCCAATAATATCATTGAGAGAAAAAAACATTTCGTTGATAATTTGATTTTGACGATTGTTTTCTTCTGAAAGCATATTTACCCCCTCACGAGCACGCCACAAACCAGCCATTAAGTTAATGTAACTTTCTTTATTTTTAAAAGCATATTCAAGCCTTTTTATCATTTCAGGCTCTAAATAATTCTTAACAGTTATCGCACTGCAAGGCGTGTTTTTACAATTACTATTATTCATTGTAGAAACATTTGTTACTTGGTTTGACATTTATTTAGTATTAAAATGTTTCAATAGAAAAAGCCCTAAAAAGTGGGTATTGTCAAACCAAGTGGCAAACGCCTTTTGATTGCATAGTATTACTACTATGCTATACCTTTTTTAGAGCTATATTATATGACTCAATGAAGAGTTATATTTTTGCAAGATTTATAAACAAGTCTTGCCACTTGGTTTGACAATGCAAAAGTACGAATGTTTTTTGAATTTTCAATAAGTGATAAGGTTAATTGTTTGTTAATTTTTATGACTTCAATTTAATGCCTTTTGTAGTAAGTTCGTCAATACCTCGTTTCACCCCTGCAAGATCAGCCTCCATTTTGTTTAGCTTATAAGTGTTAGCTTCTATTCCTGCAAGATGTCTCAATTGCTGAGCAGCATTGCTTTGCATTGATTGATTCATTTCTTTGATGAAGTTAGCGGTTTGTAACGCTGCATTCTTTATCTCAGCACTTAGCTGGGTCTGTAATCGGAATTGCCCATTGAGTTCCTCTCCTGTGTCTTGGCTCATATGGGTAAATCCTTTTTCTACTGCTTTACGTTGCTCATTAAGGAAATCAAAACCATTAGCTTTGTTCATTTCGTTCCACTGTTTAAGGAATGTTTCCATTTCTGAAACCTTGCCTTTCATTGCATTGCTAAAGTTAGATACCAATTGAGCCGACTGCCTTGCAAAATCTTCACTATTACTACTTTCCTTTCCTGCTTTTTGTAGTTTCTTCTGAAGTTCTTCGAAAGGCTTAGCCACATAGAGTTCATAAGTTAGTTGCTTTCCTAATTTTCCCATTACGCTTCCTACTGATTTAGCAAAGCTCTCGAAAGCGTTTTCTCCTTTTTGTAAGGCATTATATACATTGTCAATAATGCTTTTTCCAAGTTCCCCAAAGGTATTTTTGATATATTCCTCAAACTTTTTTTGTGCTTCTTGCGCTCGGTCATATTGGTTTATTATTTCTTGTAGGGCTTCCTTTCCTCCTTCTCCAAATTGTTCCGTTTTTACTATACTTTCCGCTAATTCTCTATTAAATTCTCCGTTTGACTTGATTAATTCAGGATACATTGATGTTAATTTGCTATAGTCATTAACTGACTTGCTCCACCAAAGGAAACCCTCCTTATGACTTCCTGATACGATATTGATTTTATCTAAAGCAGTTTCAAATTTATCATTTGTACCCTTTATTTTTTTATACTCTTCATAAAAATTATAATCTTTTGCTGTACGGGTATCCCAATAACTTCTAACATTCCCATCATCAAATAAATTCTTTTGTAACTTTGTCCATTCATCATTGTATATCTTCAGATATTCTAATGAGCTTGCAATTTCTTTAGTACCAAAGATAGAAGTATTTCCTTTCATTAGCATTCGTTCTTCCCAAAGAAGTCGGTTATATTCACTCTGCTGAGCCAATTTTGAAGCAGCTATTTCTTGTAGTTTCTTTTCGTGTTCCATACGTGCTTTTGATTGTGCTTCAATGCCAGATGTAACTAATCCTACTACAGCTCCAATAGCGGCACCCCAACCACCTCCTATAGATCCTCCTGTCTGCGCCATTGATAATGTACGGTTAAGAGTGTTACTTACCGTTTGCATAGTTTGTCCTATACGTTTCAATGTCTCATTCCCTGTACTCTGTCCCAGTTTTTCGAACTCTTGTCCTAACTGTCCAAATTCTCCAGTGATTGACTGAGCAGATGAAAGCATACCATTGAATGCTTCTTGCCATTCTGCGGTGTTAGGTTTGGCTTTGAATAGATTTTTGATATTTGTACCAAGTTTGCCAAATACGGTATCGCTACGGTCTGCTGTGTCTTTTGCTTGCTCTAACTGCTGGCGGAGGTTTTGAATAAATTCTACATTAGCACTGTTGCTCATGTCAAGGGTGCTTGCCAGCTGGTCAATCTCCTTTTCAGCATTCGCAATTGTTTGGCGTATTTCCTTAACGTTTTTTTTACGCATATTCTCAAAGAGTTTAGCAATAGCGGTACCCTCTTTCTTGTAGAGTATGTCCAGCTTCTTAAGCTCACGAGCTTTTTCGTCTTGTGCTTTTTTGACTTGTGGAGCATCTGCACCTAACTTGGCTTGCAGTGCGGTAATATCAGCATTATATTTCTCCTCAATAGCTTTACGTTGGTCTGTATAGGTTTGGTATTTCTCTAACAATCCATCTAACAACTTTTGTTCCTGTTGTATTTTGAGGGCGCTATTTTGCTCATTAGCTATGATTTCATTCTCATTGATTGCATTAAGACGAGCATTATAAGTAGCATCACTCATTAATCCTTTGCTATCCGCACGCTCTTTTTCTAAGGCAATACGAGCATCTTCGCCTCCTCTACGAATAGCTTCAGCCTTTTCATCATAATAGTAACGAATAAGCTCTAATTCTTTATTATACCCCTCTTGCAAAGCATCTATTCCTTTCTTTTGTTCAGCTAACTCATTGTCTATAGTAATTCTTTGAGTCTGTAACAAGTGTGCTTCTTGTTCAAAAGTAGGGCGCTCAGATTTAGTGGCTTTGGTGGTTTTTGATTTTAAGTCGTCTCCAGTTAGTCCTTTGTACTCTTCCTTCTTTGTCTTTAATGTAGCTCTTTTTTCATCTAATTCTTTTTGAGTTTCATTTGATACACTTTTACTATTTTTATTCCTTTTCTCTATAGCTTCTATTTCTTTCTCTAAGGTTAATATTTCTTTTCGCAGAGCAATTACATTTGTTGTTTTTGTTTTCTCTTGCTCTATCATCTTTATATGTTCCTTATAAGCCTGATTGAAACGCCCTAAGTCTTCAAGGGAATAATTTAGAAAAGGATTATTTGCATCTGTGAATTTCCATTGGTTTTTTGTACTTACACTCTTTTTTCTATTGAATGCTTCATATATTTTCTGTTTGGTCTCTTCTAATTGAGAAGCATTCATTCCATTGAGAGAATTGGCGAAATTATTTACATCAAAGCCAACTACAACTTTTTCCTGCTTTCCTTTTAAAATATTATCTTCCTTGATTTGACTTTTTAAATTATCAATGCTTCGTTGAATACCTAAAGCAGCAGTACTATCTACCTTTTTTTGTAGTTCCTCTAATCGTTTTATTTCAGCTTCTTTTGCCTTGATACCTTTTTCAGTCTTATTAACAGCGTCTCTGGACATACTTTCGTCCATAACAGCAAACTCACCATTGACATCTTTTAGGGCTTTAGCCATATTTCTCAATAAGTCATTTAGAGAGGTATATTGGTCAAAAACTCCTTTCATTGTACTTTTCAGCATTAAGAAAGCAGTGTTTCTCTGTTCCCAAGTCTTAGTTTCATCTTGTACAACTGAAATCAAATCATTTATATTCTTCTTCTGTTTATCTATGATATTTGCTTGTTCCTCACGCAATTTGTTGTGCCGTTCAGTAGCTCTTGTATTTGCATCTGTATTATCCTTCAATGCCCACATAGCAAATCCTAATGCAACAACAGCAGAAGCCACCAATACATAAGGATTGGCTTTCATTACAGTGTTTAAGGCAGCAGTAGCTATAGTTTGAGCTTTAGTAGCAGCAGTCTGAATACCTTTTGCAATAGCATCTTCCTTAGTAGCTATAGACCATCCTTTGGTAAGGGCAATATTGACTAATACCGCTGTCCTATATGTTCCGTAAGTAGCTATAAGCCCCGCTATTACCTTGCCTAATGTTTGATAGTTTTCTACCAAGAAAGAAACCCCTTTAATAGCTCCAGATATATAGCCTTCAGATGCTTTTCCTATCTCATTGAGCATTTGGTCAAAACTATCCCCAAGATTGGATATTTGACCTCCTAAAGACTTACTTTGTTCTGCCATTAGGTTAAAGAAAAGCCCGCCCTCATTGGTCATATTCTTAATAACCGCTTGTACTTCAGGAAATCCTATTTTACCCGCTGAAACCATATCCTTTATTTCAGTTTCGCTCTTACCTACAACCTTACTCAATTCAGCAATGATAGGAATACCTGCATTCATGAACAAGGTAAAACCTACCCCCGCAAACGTCAATAAACCAAATATTTACAAGGGTGTTAAAAAATACTTTTGTCAGTATTTGTGTCATTATTTTTCAAAAACTCACTTTTGCCCCCTGATAAGTGCCAAATTTAATTCGTATCTTTGCATTTCGTTAGTTTATTTTGTATGTTTGAAACAATTAAAACGATTATTGAAAGCAACACGGGCGCACCTCTGAAAGGTAACCTAAATTCATTAAAACTATTTTGCGGGCTGGTGTATAAGCACTCGTATAAAAATCAAAAGGAAGTAGCAATGTTTCTAAATATAACGCCCTCGCTTGTGTCTTACTACATAACACAGCATTCGAATAACCTCAAAATCTTAGAATATAGAGTACTATTTAACGAGTTGGAAAAGGCTTTAATTGAGGGCGTGGGTGGTCAATAAGGGCGTTATATAGATTGTCCAGTTTGTTACGTTGTTTCTGATTGTGTTATATTGTTTATATTGTGTCTGTGCTACTGATTTGCCCCGTTTTACTTCATATTTACCGCACCTTGAAACTATATCAAAAGCTATAAAATGTATATTGATTATATTGACTACTGAAAGCATATAAACTAATATAAACAGTCCTGATATACACCACCAGCACACAAGGCACAATAAAGGCGGTTTTTGAGGGTGTCAATTTAGTGTTATTTAGGTAACATTTGGCGCACCTTAAAGGGGTGGTTAAAAGGTGTAAATTTAACGTTTGGTAGGGGTGGTTAAAAAGTTGCATTTTTTAGATTTTACACCTCGCAAGGGCTTGTTTTTATTGATTTGTGAGAAAATACCACCTTTGCCGTTTGCCGTCCGTGCTTTAACAACTCGTAGGGGTGGTTAATTTGTACAAGGTCTTAGCTTTCAAGGGGCGGTTAAAAGGTGTAATTTTGCCCCTCGTGGTTACTAGTGTGGTTATATTTACATACCCAGTTTTTTAGGTATGTAAAAACCAAATGCTTTTTTTGCTTTGCTTTAAATACGGGAATTATCGTGTTTAAATACTTACTTTGATATAGTTTTGATAATCAAGCAACATAGAAAAACACCCCTCACAAAATCGCAAGGGGTGCAAACTTCAAAAGTAGGTAAATTAAAATAAAGCCGTTTTTTTGATTATCTTTTGTCTTCGTGATTAATTACACGCCTAAAAACAAAAGATTAAAATTTAGTTCGTTTCTTGCACTTGTGCGGGCTTTAAGCGGTTGAGTTTCTTAATTACGTGTTGCATACGTTGGAGGTTTTTTATAAACTCGTCCAAATCGGAGGCGTTGGGGTGGAAAAATTGCGTTTTCTCTGTTTCAGGGTCATACAGTGCAAAGCAAAGACTATAACCAGCAAAAACACCGCCCTTGTGTCTGTAGCTTACTGATAATTCCACCTCGTGGGTGTCAAACTCGTTCCACTCATTGCGCAACTCCAACCGCTGTACCTCGTTAAGCTGGTAGCCAAATGAAAGGTAATCGTTCAAAGGAATTCGCAATTCGTGCAAGCTGGTAACGTCTTTTTCTGTTTCTGATTTGCGGGGCTGTTTTTTCAACGATTTGCCCGCTTGCTGTTTATTACTTGTCATTTTCATAGGTTTTTAAAATTCGTAGGTCTGTTTATCTGTTAGGTGCTTTATCGTGCTAGTTACTCATTAACCACCGCAGGGGTGTCAAAGTCAAAGGTTAATTGCTTTGCCCACTCTTTGCCCTTGACGTTGTGGCGGTATCTGTAATAATTCCTGATTTGCTTTGCTATATGTGCGTCAATGTCTGTTTCGTATTTCGTGTGTTTGCCAGTGTGGGGCAAATTCATTGAGCAAATCAAAGCATAACGATCAGGGTCGGTCTCTTTTAGGTGCTTGAGGGTCTTTGTCGTTATGTAGTTCCTTTTGTCGTCCTCAAGTTCTAAACTTACTCCAGTGATTGGACAAAATCGCATTTCAACTTTTAATCCCTCAAGGGCGGTTTTTTTAACCTCTGTTTTTTTGTCTTTCTCAGTGTCTAAATTGGTAACCTCAAAAGCGGTTTTTTTAGTGTCTAAGTCAGTGTCTTTTTTAACACTTTCAAGAGGAGTATTTTCAAAAGTGGAATTTACACTTTCTATCCCTTTACTTAAACTGTTAGAAGGTGTAAATTTTGCTTTTTCAGTAGGGGTGGTTAAAAGGTGTAAATTTTGCGTTTGTGAAAGGTGGTTAAAAGGTGTAAATTTTGCCCCTTTTTCCATTTGTAAAATATTATTTTTAGCCTCTATCATTTGCCCTTTTATTTGCCCTTTTAGGTTGTTGGAAAATTCCTGTATCATAGTTTCAAGCTGTTTTTTATTGTACTTCTTTTGCTGTTTATCCAAATCCTGCCAGTAGTTTTTATTTTGATACTCTATTACTTTGCCCTGCTGTTTGCTGGTTAAGTCCTCAAGGCGCAAAGTATGGTCGTAGTAGGTTACCGCCTCAAACTCGTTATAAAGCACCTCAAAGGCTTTTAGTAAGGTAACAGCATTTATATCATTCAAGGTTTCCAGATTAACCCCAACCTCTTTTAGTTTTATCATTTTCATTACCTTAATTTCTACCCTTAACACGTTATTAGGTAAATCGTACTGTTTGCCCTTGTTATAGATTTTCAGAAAATAGGTTTGATAATTGAACTGTATATAATTGCCCTCGTGGTCTGTTTTATATTCAAAGTTACTTCTGTGAAATAGCATACCTTTTAAAAAATCTTTGGGGTCAAATGATACTTCACAATTAACGCCAATCTCAATATTTTGCAAGACTGCAAGGGACGGGGCAAAACCTATCACCTCGCAAAGCGTTTGCAAGGTTTCGTTTATATCTGATAAAGTGAATAAATCCCCGTTAAATCCCTGATACTTTTCTATCTGTTTGCGTGTTGCTATACCCTTTATTCTACTTCTGTATTTATGCAAACTACCACGTATTAAAAGCCCTTTATTTGTACTTCTGATATATAGATTTTCATATATATACGCCTCTTTTATTAATTCGTGGGTCTCAGGATCTACATCATCTATACGAGTTGAAAAAACGCCCTCGCTTGCTAATTGTCTTAAACGTGCCTCGTTCTGAATATTAATCAAGGCTTTGAAATAGTCAATCATATTTTTTTAGTTATAAGTTAAAGGCGGTTTGCTCTGTATCGTTTTTAAAAACCGCCCCTTTTTATCTTTGTCAGTGCAAGGTTTAAAATAAATTATCTCTGTAACTTACTTCATAAAATTGCACCTTTTTGCCTGTCTCAGGGCAAACATCTATTTTTATAATATAAATCATTGATTTATCCAATAAATTGCGTAAAGTCCGTGTTATAGAGGTGCGTTCTATCTTTGTAAAGTGTGCAATTTGCCTTGAGGTACGCCCCCCGCTGGTCTGTAGTAGGTAGGTTATTACCTTATTTTCCTGCTGGTTTAAAAACCCTTGTTTAAGCACCTCCGACCAGCTTGCTACTTGTGTAAAAGTTGCTTTATGCTTTGTATGTTTGTTATTCTGTTTCATTTTTATAGTGTTTTTTAATGGTTTCTATATTATCCAAAAAATCATTTTTTGTAATTCCTTCATTTCCTAAATCATATAATAACTCCATTACTCGAATTTCAAATTTATTTATTCTTTTTTCGTTCTCATATTCGCAACTCTCTAACAAACCACAAGCAAAATATATAACCTCGTATCGTGGCACTAATAATAAATTATCGTGTATAGAGTGAAATTTTTTTGACCAGTCCCAACATAAAATAAATAAATCTAAAATATTCATTTTATCATCAAAGGTTAATTCTTTGCCGTCAAGTGATTTTTCTAATACTTTATAAAGCGGGGCGGTTGGTAGTGGTTTTTCATTTATTTCAGAAAGAAATATATTAAACCTATTTACTACCTCGATACTTTCTATAATATTCAAAGTTATAGGTAAGTTGCTGTTTGAATAAAATGCAAAATCGTTGCCTCCTCGAATTAAATAAGTGTTTCTTTTATTATTCAATTCTTTCTCTTTGTCTTTGCTGGTTAAGGTGTCAATTCGTCGGATATACATAATTTTTTATTTTTTAATATGGTTAATTAATTAGTTACTTTTTAGATAGGGATAAATCCCCAAATGTAAAACGTGTTTCCAAATAGGGGGAATTCTCCCCCTTTGAGGTTATAAGCCAAAATATAAAGCTTGTTGTGGCTGGCAAAGTACCTTTATCGCTTGTTTGCTTTTATCGTTCAATCTGAAAAGAATTTTATTTAGTTTGCCTTTCAGATCGTTAAAGAATTTCCAGCCTCCGTTTAAAGCGTCTATATACTCGTAGTTCGTATTAAAAGCATTTATATTACGTGCTATCTTTTCAATGCGGGCGGGGTCGTTGGTAATATCTGTTTGACCCTTCAAAGCCAATTGTGCTGTTGCTTGAGCCTTTGCCACCTTTGCCTTTGCTTCTTTCTGTTTTTTGGTCTCATAATCTAACAAGCATATAAACCAAGCATTTCTTAAATAACCGCTGAAGATAGGGGCTTTGCTTTCTAATCGTGCCATCTCGCCGGCTTGTTCTTCAGGTGTCATTTGCGCCTTGTTTGCCTCAAACTTTGCCACCTTTACAGCGTGGTCTTTTAAAGCCTCTTTATAGTTTGCGTGTGCTAACTTCATTACTTTGCTATTTATAGTTTCCATTATTTATAACGTTTTAGTATCATTTTTCTGGTTACAAAGTTACGATAAAATATCATAACTACCAAATAAAAATGATATTATTTTGTAATTATTTTTTAAGTTATTGATATTAAGATGAATATATTTTTATTTATATGTATTATAGTGTAATATTTAAATAAAATACGTATATTTGCACCTGAATTTTAAACCTAAATACTATGTTACGAATTAAAGAAGTGGCAAAAAGCAAGGGAATAAGCATTACAGACCTTGCAGACCGTTTGGGCATCAAGCAGGTAACGCTTTCACGAACAATAAACGGCAACCCAACAATTGAGACACTCCGAAAAATTGCGTCGGTGCTTGATTGTGATGTTAGGGAATTAATAGAACCTACCAAAGACCAGGAGCAAACCACGCAAACGCCCTTATATATCAAAAACGAGGGGGGCGGTTTAATTAACGTTGGTACGTTGGATATAGGAAAAATCCAATAAGCCAGCGGGGGCGGTTGGTTATGATTTGGTTATGATTTGGTTGTTTTTCGGTTGGCATAATATTTTGCTTACCTCGTTTCTGTAACAATAACCCTCGTTTCTGTATCATTAATGTATGCAATAACCGCCGGCGGATGTGTTATCGCAAGGGCGACAAAATATCGCAAGGGCGATAAGATAACCGACCATAACCCAAAAATAACCCGTTAGGCATTTTAGCCTACCGACCATAACCCCAACTAAACCCCAACTAAACCCCTAAAAAAGGGCAAACGAATTTCAGGGGCGCACGATCATAGGTTTGCGCCCTTTGCTGTTTTTAGTATGTTCCTGATTGGTTTGCCCGCTGGTTGTAGTGATTAACCAGCTTTATAGTGCTTTGTTAGGTAGGTATGCTTTTGCTGTGTGTGGTGTATTTACGTGGCCATGTTAAGGCTGGTTTGTGATTAGTCCTCTTGCAACTTGATAAGCGCCTTTTGTACCTCTGATTTTTTGTAAAACACACGACGACCCACACCATACGTTTTTAAACCGCCCCGCTTGGTAATGTTTAAGACTGTACCTTTTGACACTCGTAACATTTGCGCCGTTTCATCAGCTGTTAATAACTCGTCTTGCGCCTCTTTTTTGCCCTTGCTGGCATCGTATGCTTGCAACTCCCTACGTATCCCGTCCCTTATTAATTCAGTTAGTTCTGATGGTGTTACTTGAATAAATTTAATTTCATTGGTTTGCATATTCTTTGTTTTTTTAGTTTAACAGTGCAAAGGTACAACGCCTTAAATATAACCTCCAAAGGGTGGTATAAGATTGTTATAAACCGTCAAGGTAAAAACACCCCTAAAACACCCTTGAAAAACGCAAACACCTATAAACCAGCACTAAAAAAAGTTTTATCCTTCAGATTAGGTTAAACTATGCTTTTAGTTGTAATATATTGACCCTTAACACCTTAACCCTCTAAATTTTTAGAAGCGGGTAGTAACCTAATACCTCTCGCCTCTTGTAACTTATTGCAAATCAATTTAAAAGCCCCATCTTTTTTACTCTGATTTTTTCCTTTTCTTTCCTGATACTCTCTATATCAAGCCGTTTTTTCCAACTTATTAGCGCTGTCCCTATTTTGGCAATTGTACCTCCTACACCCTTGCGCCGTCTTATACCTTTTAATAGGTCTTTTAGATTGGTTTGTTTTACTTGTAAGAGATTGCACAAATCATTAAAAAAATCGGATTGATTACCTTGCAATATTCCAGCCTCAAATAGCCCCTTAACAACCTCCGCAAGGTCTGTATATGTACCAGAAAGCTGGTAATGTTGCTTTTTGTTTGGCGGTGTCGTGGAGGTTTTATACCTTTGCCGTGTCTTATCAGTATTTTGTAGCATATATTTATTTTTAGAGGTTAAACAATTCTCATTCAGTGGGGTGGGCAAATAATCGCAGTTTGCCCCCCTTTGCATTTTATTCTGTGAGCATCTTAAAGGCTTGTATCATTTCCTTTGCGTGGTTAAAGGCGGTTTTACCTATGTATTTTAAAAACATTTCCTCCGTGCTGTGTCCTGTTATCGTTTTTAGTGTGCTGGTAGGTATTTTGCCATAATAGTTAGTAGCAAATGACCGCCTGCATATATGACTGCTTACAGCCTCCCATTTTTCAACCTCTACCAGCTGTGATGGTGTAGAGTTTGTGCGTGGTAATCTATTTTTTACAATTGCATTTATTCCTGATTTCCTGCAAAGTTCCTTAAGATACTCATTAAACGCCTCTAAACTAATTTTATATGGTAATCCATCTTTTATAATATCCCTTGCACGTGGTGTTAGTGGTATATATACTTCTTTGTTTGTCTTTTGCTGTTTTACCTTAAACGCTGGCACGCCCTCAATTTCTAATAAATTTTTCTCTGTAAGATTTAGTAAATCTCGTCCTCTTTGTCCTATTTCACAACCTAAAAGCAACCATTTACGAACGTTATTTAAATAAGGAGGATATAACACCTCAAGGGCTTTTATCTTGTCCAACTCCTCAAAGGATAAGGTAATAATATTTTCAGGTTCTTTGTACTCTCTGATTTGCTCAATCCTTTCAGTGCGCACGTTTATGTTACCGCCTTTGTCTTTGATAAAATTGCAAATCGTCTTAAAGGTTGAAAGGTTACTACCTACAAAGTTTTTAGAGTATCCAAAAGAAAGCAGGTAGTCTCTGAAATCTGTAAGGGTGTCATTGGTTACCTCCTCCATCGTCAAAGTCTTTTTTAGTACCTCCTTTTGATATTGTTCCAGTGTCTTTTTGAAAGCCTCTACCCGCTTTATACGATTATCACTTAAACCATAACCGCCCTTTTTGTTTTTGCGAGTTGGGGCGGTGTCTATGAATTTTTGTACAAAGTCAGTAAAACGATCACCCTTTTCTTTGTCCTTGTTGAAAAAATCATTTACCACCAGCTTTAAAAAATCTTTATCAAATGTTTGTCCATTGGCGGTTATTTCGTTAAACTTATCCAGTACGACACGTTCCAACGTTTGCAAGGTAATAAGCACCTTTTTAGACGTTGCAACCGTGTTTTTAGGTAGTCCTTTGCGGGCGTTCCAGTCCTTTGGGTCTATATAAAGCCCCGTTGTTGTTCTGAATTTTTGGGCGGTACTTATATTAAAATGCACGTATATAGTTGCTCCATTTTTGCCGTCCCTGATGTAATATTTTACTGTTGCCACGTGGTTTATATGTTTATAATTAATAATATTGACACAAATTGACACAAGAAAAAACGTATTTAAAGCGCTGATATATAACGCTTTGTGAGTGGTTAAGTCGGTTTTTCTTATCTGAAAAGGTCGTTTTTAATAATTAAACTTACACAAATACCGACCTTTTCACAAGCACAAAGGTACAAAATATTTACACACACCCGCAAAAGTGTGTCATTTTTTTTAATATTCCTTATACCTTGAAACACCTCCTTGCAAGGTTATAAAATCTCAAACGCTTGTTATCGTGGTAACTTACACCAAAGAATTTTAACAAAGTAAATATATTCTTACTCCATAAACTGGTATAGGTCATTGGTCATTAGCTTGCCTTGTGCTTTGACTTGTCCATATACGTGAATGAGTTGTCCCATAGGCACTCCAAGCCCTGAGGCTACATCTCCCATACGGCGGAGGGTCTCTGTTACTTCCTCTGCAGGCACTTGAAAGGCAAGTAATCGTTTTGCCCCTTCAGATACTTCTTGTAGTCCGAAAGGAGTTTTAGCAGCAAGGTCTGCCATTTGTGCCATCAAGGCATTAGCTTTCTCCTTGCTCTTTAGCATAGTGCCAAAGGATATTTCAAGCTGTTGAAATTGGGAGCGGACTTCAATTATTTGGCTAACAAAAGCCTTTGCTTGTGAAAGCGTAAAGAAAGCCATTGCCCCTTTGGCAAGGTTATTAATAGACTGCTGGAGCTTGTCTGTCTCTTTTTGGGAGCTTTTCATTGAGTCATTGAGCATTTTCTCCATTTCTTTTACACCTTCCTCTAATTTCTCAAGGCGCAAGCGGGCTTCAAAGTCTATACTTCCATTATTGTTGTTCATAATAATCTGTTTTAAATGTAAAAAAAACGCCCCATTGCTGAGGCGTGGCACGCTAATCAGCGTTTGAACCGAATAAATATAAATATTAACAATCCTAATAGTAATGTGCCAATTATAAGGGCAAAGGGAATTCTTCTGACTTCTTTATGCACCTGCTTAGTGGCTTGTGTATATTGGCTTTGTGTCTCGGATTTTTGGCTTATCTTATTGTCTATATAAAGAGTAGTATCAGCTTGTTGTAAGCTCTTAGAAAGGCTCTCTATGGCTTTAAGGGTTACCTTTCCGTTTCGTACTCTTATCGTTTCATTATCACCATCACGAATGCGGTAATATACCAACTCTTTGGAGTTTCCCGTACTGTCTTTTTCACTCTCAAGGGTAACCTCATACGATTGCGATTGCTGCATTTCAAAAGCGCTTGTCTTTTGGGACTTTTCTACCGTTGTGGAGCTGTCTTTTACCTCCTTCCTTTCGCTCTTTTGCTCTTCTTTCAGCTCGGTTCGGTTTGATTTCTTGCTTCTGCAACCGAAAAGCACCATAAGAGCTAAGAGTAAATACATAATCTTTCTCATACATTACTTTGGAATTTCTTGTTGTTTGATTGACTTTTCGAGCCACATAAGACCTTCTTCCAACTTGGTAATAACAAGGGATAGTTCTCTTGTTCGTGGCAATTGTTCTACTTTAACGAGTAAGTTTTCATACTCTTTTTTTACTTCTTGAATTTCTATCATAATGATTTATTTTACTTTTTCAATTTCTTTAATTAGTGCTTTGAGGCTCTCTGCATAGTTCGGAGCAGTGGCATAGCCTGCCTTTGCTACTTCCTCGGCAAACTTGTAAGGGTCGGCTTTGACCTCCAATGCCTTGGCGTATCGCTTGTTTCTGAAAAAGAAATTAGCATGGTCTGTAAAGCTCTCTTCAGGGGTGTCGTATTTCATAAACCAATCTCGTACGATATACAAGTATTTGCCGTCTGTACGCTTGGTGATACTAATCACTTCAGGGAATTTGCTCTTTTCGTTAGGAGTAGTGAGTACCTCTGTAGTTCTTAGGAGTTGCTTTTTCTCATTGGGAGTGCTACTAATAAGGTTCTTAGGTACTTTTATACCAAAGAAATTATTCCCTATAGGAGTTTTCCCCCATGCACTCTCCAAACCTGCCTGAGCAAGGATAAAGAGGTGAGAAATACCCGTCTTTCGCTCGCTTTCAAGGGCTACTGGTTTGTAGGTTTTGATAAAATTAATCTGTGTTTGGTTCATTGTCTTCTGTTTTAGGTTCGTTTGTTTTTGTTCCATTGATTTCGTCAAAGAAATCTTTTAATTTGCCCTCTCGCTCATAGTTATAAAGGGCTTTCATAACGAATTGAGGAGGAAACTTTCCATTTGTAAGAATAAATGCGTTCTTTAGGATTTTACTCACTGGATATAGTAATGTGGTGAGTTGTACTACGCTTTTAAATATTTTACCCATTTCAGATTCATCAAGAGGAATATTAAGCAAGGATAAGGAAATATAAACAACAGTTATAATAAAGACCATTGTTGCATTTTTGACAAGAAATTCTTTGATGTCAAAAGTTCCTGCTTTAAAATGATATACTCCTCCTACCAAAGTATTGAGTAATAATGCTGTACAGATACCTGCGTAAAAGAACTCGTTTTTATCTTTCCACATAGAGAAATACGAGTACAGCATTAACAAAGGAATACTCTTGAAAAAGGCAATGAAGAAGTAATATATCCTATCCCTGAGATGTATCTTGTCATCAAAGTAAAAAAGTAGTACCATAGGGGTAGCCCATATAGCCACCTTCATTTTAGCTTTTAAAAACCATTTAAAAAATTTGTCCATTTAAGATTGATTGATTAGTTTGTCTAATTCCTCATTGTAGTCTGGGCTTTTATCAGTTACTACCTTGCCTTTGTCCTTATCATCACTGTAGGAATATTCAGGGATTACGCTATTGTAAAGGAGCAAATTGGCAAAGGATATTTCATACAAAGCCTCATAGACACTTACATTGGGATATTGTTTTAGGAATCCACCGACTATTGCCCATAGGCTGTCGTTTAACTCACTTTCCTTGTCGGTTTGAGCAGATTGGCTTCGTTTAGGAAAGTGATAAGCATAAAAAAATCGGTAGTCTGCATTTTGCCGAGTAGCCGAATGAATAATATCCCTACTTCTTGAATACTCATTTGGTAGAGGATTTTATCAGTGAGCCTCTTTATTTGGCGTTCTTTTGGGTTCAGCCACTCCTTAAGCCATTGCCAAAAGGTTGGCTTTGGGTGCGAGGCTCCAAGTATCATCAGGGCTAAGGCACGTGCTATATGTTTGCCATAAGGGGCTTTTTGAAAGGCTTCACCTATGGTCTTTTCTCTATTGATTTCCTCCATAGGTATATAGGCTATCTCTTGAGATACAAGTATCAAGGTTCCAATAGTGGGTTGTGGTACTTGGTACTTTGTCCCTGCTATGGTTACCTCTTCGGCTTGTTGCAATAGGGTTTGTGCTGTTTTTTGTTGAATATTGTCCATCTTTTTAGTGATTAATGATTAGTGATTAGTGCTCAAACTAAGCACTAACCACTAACCTCTAATTATTAACTGTATTGCTTGAGCATTTTCCCTGTCTTTGGTTTCAGAGCGGTGAAGGTGTATTTTATCTTACCTCCGTTCTCACTGTTCCAAGTCCTTACTACGGACACGCTGGCACGGTCTATGATAAAGCCCTTGGCACTGGTGTTTTCAGGAGTAAGACGTACCGCGTACTGGTCAAGGACAATCCCGTCATTGTCGGGAATAGGAGCGGTCAGGTCGTCCGTTTCATAGATTTCAAACTCCAGCTTGTATTTGCTGACATTCTTACGAGTAGCGATCACCTCACCTCCCTCTACTTTGGCTTCCTTGCTCTCACCCTCTTCAGTTTCCAGTTTGGTAGTGTTTTCCACTGGGGTAGGGAAAGCCTTCCAAGTAGGTGTATTAGGCAAGTCGCCGTTTTCTAATTTTACATATTCTATTTTGGGTTTTCCCCAGCTTAAAATGTTTGCCATGTTCTAAATGTTTTAATAGTTACTAAATCTTTTGTATCTGAGGACGACATTAACCAAGGTTTGATTATCGTCTTCCTCAAAGCTATGAATGGTTTGTTCTTGATAAAAGCGATACTCATCAGTTATACGAGCCACTAAGCTACAGATAAAGGCTTCTATCTCCAAAATACGAGCAATGTTTTTTATTTTTTTCTGTGCTCCTGCATTGATTTTAGGTACATAGAAGTTAATATTTACCTTGCCCTCTTGTATATCCTTATCAATACCCGTGAGAAAACCTATGACACAATCCTCCTCAAAAGAGTTGTGTGGGCGGGTGCCTTGCAAATACACTCCACCACGGACAAAAGCGCCTATCTCGGTTTGGAAGGTGTCAAAGACATCCTTTTCTATCTGTGTGCCTCCTTTTTTCATTATCGATAGAGTTGTTTTAAGATGTTTCCTGCCATAAGTTCGGCACTGGAAAGCACATTATAGCCTTTTGCTTCTACATAGGCAGCGTAATTCTTTCCTGCCACCACAATCAGCACCAAGCCTTTGGGATATTTAGCTTTGATTTTCTCAATCTGTTCTTGGTTGTGCTTGTTTATATTCCCTTGAGACTGTACCACGCCGTCCAATAGTACCATATAGCCTACGGAATTTCTAAGGTGACCCGTTCTATCGGTATAGGAACCATTATCTCTGGCTTCAGTGATACAGCGTTCGCCAATCTCAATGAATTTATTTGTAGCTTCATTGATATACTTTTCTTTGATTTTATCAAAGGCAATGTTTAGCTTTCCTTCTATCATTATACTATGATTTTAGTTCGTCCTACCCAATCGGCATGCTCTATGCTTTGCACTTCAAATTCCCCTAATTGCTCTCCTTTTCCACTTATAAGCCGTACCCTTTTTGCATTGAAAATATGTAGCCCATAGTCAAACCATACTGTATAGCTGCTTTGGGTAAAGGTGCTATCTTTGAAAGTCCCCCGCTGATTGTAGGTATTAGCCACAATATGACAAGGAATAGGATCCCCCCATTGAAGGGTAGCCTCTTGAGGAATACCTCCTACCAATCCGCCGCCTGTGGTGGTCTGTACCTGCAATGTGCCATTGTCTAATATCATCGAAATATGACTTTAGGTTTCTTACTCAGTTCATCCTTGAAACCTAACCGCTTACACTCATTACTGTAGAAAGCAATTATATCGTCTTTGCTTGCCCTTGCGAGGCTGGTTCCTCCTTCTGATATAGAACTGGGACGTAAGAGGATTTGTGGAATAAAGCGGATAAAGGCTATATACAAGTTTCTTTGCTCCTCTGCGGTGGCTTCACCTGACAAATCAGGAATACCTAAGTCTAAAAGGTCTGCCTCAGTGAGAGAAAGCCCCAATGAGGCAAACCTTTGACGGAAATAATCCTTTTTAGTCATCTTAACCCATGTTAGATGTGTTAATCACAACCATACTCTGAGGAGCAGCAAAGCTCGGCATCCACTCACAACCATACTCGATAAATCGACCTTCTTCAGTACGCTGTGTGGTGATGTAGTGCCCGCCTTCCAATACGGTATAGGTTTTGTTAGGCACACGGTCAGTAAGCTCGTAAGGCTCGTGCCACATCATCTTTCCGAGTTTGGCAGTAGGAAGCAAGGCAATACGCTCATCAGCAAAGATGTTAGTGGTGGTACCATCCTCTTTCACTACATAATCCTCCACGATACGAATAGGTGGTAATCCTATACCAGTGAGTAATTGGTTTGCCATAGACTCGGTGATAATACCTCCTGAGACGCCAATTTGTGCGCTACCTAATACCATTCTGTAGGTGTCCTTGAACTCATCAGAGGCAATTACACGCTTATTGAAAGTGGTACGGGTCATTTCCATCGCAGCAAAAACACCTACCTTGGTACGGGTTTCATTGACTACTTTTTGTAAGTAGCTGATGAACTTGGTTTTCTCAGCGGAGGTAGGGTCAAACTTCATCACGGGCAATTCCATGTCAATAAGAGAGACCCCTTCCTTGTTGTCGTCCAACTTAACCTCTCCCTTACCTGTAGAAATAAGTTGCCCTACCAAATAATCCATACGCTTGTGAGGAGCCAGCGTACATTGACGAATATCGTCGGCTAAGAAGTTGATGATCTCATTCATCACCGCAGCTTGTCCTGCTCCTGCTTGGTTGTATTTGTCTGTGAGCTGCTTGATGATACTAAGGCGCTCGTTGTCCAATTGGAAAGAGTTCCCCAAGTCAGCCACCTCACCTGTGCCACTACCGAGGGTTCTGCGCTCACGGATAGGCTTACCTGAGTTCTTGTCAATCACAGACCCCATTACCACTCCTGTAACGGTGCCGATGTAGGTTTTGAATAAGCGTGCTTTGGTCTCCTCAAAGTCCAAATAACGCTTCCATACCACCGTATCGGCAGTGGTCTGTATTACCCTATTAATCACCGCTCTGATGATTTGAGGGCTGTTAAAAAGTTTTTCTAAAGTTAAAATCATTGTTCTACTGGTTTTTAGATAAACATAAATCTTGCTCCAAGGGTCTCCTTATCCTTATCGGATACAGGTACATAGAGCTTGTTGGTTTGGATTTCATACGCCTGACCCAAAGCGGTAACAGTTGCCCCTGATTCCTTCTTCACCCTTGCATAGTTAAGGAAATTAGCTGGGTTTTTAACCACCTTTCCTGCATTGGTTTTAGCCTCAAATAGGACATCGCCCGCTTTTACATCCGCAATGGTATCCGAAAGTGTAAGAGTGTCATAATTGGCGTTGGTGGTGTCTATCGCTGTGATAGTGGCGCCATTAGTGCCATTACCAAGGTGCATGTTTACTTTGGCAAAGCTCCCTTTATGTACCTTGAGTGTGGTGGCATTAATCGCTTCCACAGCCTTTACGGACTTAGAGACTTTGGCTGTGCGTGTCTTAAAATCTACCGCTAAGGGGGCTAAGACAGGGATATATTGTCCGTCATCTATATCGCTATCGTCAATATTGAACCCTCCTGCTAAGCGGTAGCCTGATTTTACGTTGTAGAGTTCTTTCTCTACCTCCTGACCCTTAAGGTCATACTTAATTCCTGCTGGCATCTTTTTAATGATTAGTGGTTTGTCACTTGTTACTTGTCGTTAGTTTCTCGGTTTCTTGCTCAATGAGATTAGCAATAGCCTCCTCCTCTTTCTGAGGATCGTCAGGGGTATCAGGCGCTTTGGAGTAAGAAAATCCACGTGCTGAAAGCTCTTGCTCCTGCTTGCCAAAGCCCTCTGTCACAGCATTAGCTAAGGTCTCCACTGCGGAGGTATCAGCAAAATCACGCCCCACGAGCGAATGTGAATAGTAACTTTCTGGGATATTCTTTTCTTTCATCAGCCTTACGAAATGCTCCTTGAGGCTCTCGGCTGTTTTGCCTTTTTGGAACTCGGCAAAGCTATTCTGCAAGGTATTGAGTTTCTCAATAATTGCATTCATTTCAGCATTGCCCTGATTGCCCGCAGATGGAGTGGGAGTAGGTTCGTTGTTTTTCTCTGCTTTTGCCTTCCAATCGTCCGCCTCCTTCTTGTACTTCTCACTTTCAGCCTTGAAAGTATTGACCCGATTATCAGCATAAGACTGGAATAACTTAAGCATAGCCTCAGCCCCCGCAGTGGCAGGTTCTACTTGGCTTTCTTCTGTTACATAAGAACTCAAGTTAGCCGCCACTCCCTCAAGCACTTGTGAGCTCAACCCTAAGTGGTTATACTTAGTTTTAAGCAGTTGTAAAATTTTTTCTTTGAACATAAAAAACGATATTATTATATGCAAAGGTACGCAAGGACTTGTAAATAAGCTCTATAGTGGTTTGTGTAATGTTTGTATTTTCTTTGTGTTTTTTTTGTTTTTTTCTTTGTCTTTGAGAGGTGATACCTCCCCATAATGAAAAAAGCCCCAAACAAGGGGCTTTGTTAATTTTTTTGCTATTTAAAAATATTGTTGTACCTTTGCCATACAAATAATGGCTTTAAAGTTTTTGGGGTATCCCACCAGAGAGCGGGAATGCAAAGCTATACGCAAGAGATAGATGTTAAGCCGAGTTTTCACCTTTAAAAACATTATTTATGGGCAACGCCCACCAGAGCGTAATGGCGGTATAGTATCCCGAAGCTCATTAACTACCTTGAAATTATCAATATTTTCAGGGTGGTTTTTTATTTTAGAAAAATCCTTTTACTAATTTTCTGTATTTACCTAAATTAATGTCTTTATATGATAACTCTAATATATTATCATATTTATTTATTAGTATCAAATCACCAATTTTTCTTTCATTCCTCTTTAAATACTCAATAGATTGCACAAACAAATTGGTATTACCATTCTCTAACTTTAAGACAATTGTACCCGCTTGCTCAAAGCCTTCATGTAATTCTTTTTGTAGGGTGTTTATCTTTTTTGATTTGAGATACTTAAAATCGGCTATGGTTAGTTTTTCTTTGAACTCTACAATAGCATCGGCACTACTAATCTTATCATACTCAGGTAATAGAGCTACTGATTTTCCTTTCTCGTTAAGTGCTTTTGCCATTGCTAAGGTGTTATTTAGGCTTTCTCCTTTACCTCTATGGAGGTCAAAGATAACAGTCTTAGCACCGTTTGTCTCGTGCTGAAAGACGAGTTTTGCCCTATTATCGTCTATGATTTCCTGTAGTAGTTTTTGCTTATCTGCGTTGTGTTTTATCTTCTTCAAACGCTCAACAATCACAGGTGAGAAAGGTTCAAAGGCTACATAAGTACTCTTACTAAAAGGCTGTATTGCTTGTATAACCTTTTGGGAGATACCCTCACTTTGAACATCTACTCCCCATAGAAACATCGGCACACTACTTGCGGTTGTGATTTTCTCCTCGTTGGAGGCTATCCATCTTGTCAATTTAGGGTTTAATGTAAGCTCTTTCCCTTTTAGGTCAGCCTTGAAAATAGGGGTCATATAGCAACGGCAATTAGGGTGATTACCTACCCATACGAAACTTTTGGGATAGACCCCTTTCATCATGTCGCAAATCTCACAACCGTAGGGGTGTCGGCTCCGCTTGATTTCGTACCCTGCTATCATGTCCATAGACTGCCAGCGCTCTATATCAGCCTTGCGATAGGCGATATTGATTTCAGTACGTGCCAGGCGCTCGGCATTCTTGTAAGCAGAGCGATACACCCCTTGCCCGCTGTGGTATTCCTTGGCTTTCTTAGATAGCTGTAATACCCCGTTTTTATCACGATAACGACGAAACAGGCTATCAGGATTGCGCAAATACTTCTTTAGGATGGAGGCTAATTCGTTGGCTGGTGTGCCCTCTGAAATAGCTATATCCAATGCCATTTCTATCTCTGTACGATACTGCTTAGATAGGTTCCATACACGGGCAGAGCGAAGGGCTTCTGTCTGTATATTCTTTTTCCTCAGTGGCTTAAAGGATTCGTTTGCCCCTTGTATGCCATCGAATACCTCCTTGAACTTGTTATGAGAAATATTGTAGTGCTTATCTACATAGAAATTCATCTTTTGAGAAAAGGTATTTTGGAAGCGCTCAAAAAGGCTGTTTATCTTTTTATTAAGCACGGGATATAGAGCAAAGGTAAATAAATCACTTCCCTTGTTCAACGCCTGCATACCATAATACAGCACGGCCATTTTAAGCACCTCGTCCAATAACTGTAGGAGCTTGGATACATCTTTCTCTGTTTGGTTTTGGTGGTATTCGTTCCACTGTTCTAAGTCCATATTTTTTCAGTGATTAAGGGTTCGTTACTCGTCATTTGTCGTTAGTCACTAAACACATCTTTTCCTTTTTCTTTCTCTATTTGGGCGAGTTCTTCATCTATCTTGTCGGTGATACCTGCCAATATAATTCCCTCCTTGAGCGAGGCTACTCCTCCTTGTACGGCACTAACAGCATCGGCTATACGTTCGGTAAGGCTGTCTATCATATAAGGGACAATCTCTATATTAACTTGTAGCCGTTTAGCCACTGGAGCATATTTAGGGATAAGACTGCCAATGGCTGATAGGAGGAAGTTAATACGACGCTGTAAAAACTCTTCTACGGTCTCGGCGTGGTTGCTTACTGCCATGTGTGTACCCATAAACATAAACTTGAAAGCCTTCCCACTCAAAGTATTTCCGAGACCCTGCAAGGCTTCAAAGGTGATTTGCGGGGTGTTAGTAAGGGCATAACAACGAGAGGTAAGGTTGTCAAACTCTAACTTAGCCATGTCTGGGGACTGCTGCCAAGTGAGGTAGGATACTTGAGCATCGTTTTCGAGTTGGATTATCTCACTTGTCATTCCCTTATTGCGTACGCCTACGACTTCACCTGAAGCAACCATTTTCGGATAGAAATTGTAATCAAGGCAATCGGCAAAGTTGGATAACAGCATTTCCAAGCGATTACGGAGGGTACGTATCTTATCACACAATGGGCGTTCCCTCTTCATATAGATAACAGGGATTTTGGAAAATCCGTGTGGGTATTGCTCTATTTGGGTGCCATTGCTATAGATGGTTACATTTTGGTTATCCACCACCATAAGGCGGGTGGATTGTATGCCTTTGCTATCTGTTTTGTTGTACTCACGGGAGAAAGCAATCAAATCACCATACTCATCATAGTAAGGATAGAGTGTGTCCCCACGGAAAGGCGACCAAATCATAGACTTAAGCCTATAGGTAGGGTTAGGGTCGTCCTCTTTGGCAGGTTTTACATACCAATACTCAGCAACCTCACACTCTGCAAACCACGAACGCACCAAGCGCTTGTTGTCATAAGGGAGTTTGTTCTTTTGATGAATGCCATCAAGTAACTCCATAAGCTCTTGTTCAGCAACTTCGGTAGCGTTGGCTGTGATCTTAGGAGGTGTACCTACTGTAAATGCGGTATGTATATTGACGATGTCCTGCTCTAAGGGTAAAGCCATACGATTGACGTCCTCCCACCTGAATTGGGCGGGAGACTTGATAGTACCATCTTTGTTTTCTTCTTGTTCTTTGACGAGTACCCTTCGCTTGGGGCGTAATTCCTCATCAAAAACATCGTGCTGGGTATAATCCCAATCCTTGATAAGCGATTGTGTATCGGGGCGCTTAGCTGGGTATTTCTTGAGTTGGGTGATACGCTCGCTTTCAGGGAGGGCGTTTAGTTCTTGTAGTGTCATTGCTAATTAACGGTTAGTTGTTAGTCATTAGTCGTTGGTTATTGTCCCCAAAACCACCATATACCCATTACTTTGAGGTAGTCGAGGTTGCTTTGGTTGGCGTAGGCTTCCCTCTCAAATATGATGTTGCGGTAAGCCTTATCCCAATTGCGATAGCGTAGATACTTGAAAAGAAAATCAAGGAAATACCAGATATAGAAAAAGAGTACCAGTAGTTCCTTTTGCTGTTGCAAGTGGATACGTTCGTGATTGATAAGCTCTTTATCGTACTTATCACTATCGTAGCGAACGAAGATGAAAGGATATAGGGTAATTGCCCTATACCCTTTTGGTACGAGAAATCTATTTTTTCGTATCATTTCCTTTTGGTTTTTCAGCGTTTTCTCCTTTGATGATCGCCGTGCAAGTGGTGTGAATATGCTTGTATAACTCAATATCCGAGATTTGGAAATTGTTGTTTTGCACATTGAAATCGCTCTCTGTTACAGTTCCTTGAATTGGCACGCTATAAGAGCCCGATTCATTATTGCGGGTGGCTGAGAACGCCACTGCTTGTGGATTTTGTTCTTTTTCGAATTCATAAGAGTACATTACATTTGTTCCTTGTACTTCTTCTTGTGCGATGATACGCGTTGTTTTCTGAATGATTTGCATATTTGTATAAATTAAATTTTTAATAATCGTGTCCTGTTATATAATAATGGCTATTATAGTAGCGCAATTTTAGAATATCTCCTTTTTCCATATCCATATATCCAAAGTTATTACCTGCGTGCCAATTTCCATTGTTATCTAGTAACGCTCCTCCATTAACACCTTGTACTCTAATTCTTTTTCCATCAACGTGGATAGACATAACAATAACAAGTTCAAAAGTTACATTACTCTTTCCTGTTATTTGAATTATCTTTTGAGCATTAGGTAAATTTACAGTTGTAAATTCACTCACAACTCCTGTGAAAATATAGGTGTGAGAGTATTTTATATTATCAGTAATAACATTTAAAAAAGCATTTCCTATATATCCATCTTCATAAATAGCTCTTTTACCAATGTTAAATATATTTCCGTCTATAAATTGAGCTAAAGCGTCATCATTAAACACTCCTTGAGGTCTCATTTTAATATAAGAGCCTATGCGATTAGAACTGCTCCCTGTATAGTCAATTTTTTGAGCAGCATAAGTATTCCACCATACCATTGAATTAAAATTACCAAAAGAAGCAGATAATTTACTTAGAGGCGAATCACTTTCAATCTCAATACCTATATTTCCAATTGTTATCTCTGAAGTATTTCTACTCCCAGCATATATTCTACCTCTTTTTTCATTTTCTTCAGTATTGATATAAAATTGTCCTATTTGTCCACTTGTAGCATTTATTTGCCCTGATATATGGGCATTGGTAGCCCATAGTTCGCCGTTGTCATCTACTCTGAAGGGAGCTTGTTCTTTTTGAGAATATGGTTTGCCTGCAAAGAATCGAATAGAATTACTAGCTAATCCTGCCCCATTGATACCAGCATTGCCGCCTAATGTGTTCCCGACGGTGAGTGCGCCTGTGGTGATGGTGTTTTTTACGATTTCTGTACCATTGGTATAGTCGGCTCCTTTGCTAAAGATGCCATTAATGTACTTAACATTTGCTTTTTCCGCTTCGGTGAGGTTCATTGCGTTTTTGTCAATGATGCCTAAATCAACCATTGTATCCCAAGTATCTTCAGGGGCGGGAGTCCAGTCAGTGGGTTTGTTGCCTCGTTCGAGTTTAATCCATTCGATAGTGCTATCTATGGTAACATTACTACTATAAGTCCAAATGAATAAAGTTTTATTATCTGCAACACTGTATTGGTTTTTTGTGCGCCAAACAAATGTATTTTGATAGATGCCATTTCCTTTATATTCTAAAACTCCTAATTCTACTTGCCCTCCACTATTATATGGAGCAAATGCTGTTTTGCCAAATCCTAAATTCCCTTTGATTGTTAAAGTCACTATATCACCTTCTTTTAAATCTTCAGTTAAGTAGTACGCTGCTATATTATAGTTATTGTTTGTGACTTTTTGACTACTATTGCGCAATAAATTTCTCCCCCCAATATTCAACTCATTTACCTTTTGTTCAGCAAATGTTTTAGCCTCTTGGAGTTTCAATTGGAGTTGTTGTATTTGCCTTTGCTCTGCTTCTGTAATTTTTCCGTCTGCCGTTGCAATAGCTTGTACTTTGGTAAGTTCTGCTTGTGTTCGTGCATATGCTTCTGTAGCAGTTTTAGCAGTAGCAATAGCTTGTGTGCGAGCTTGCTGTTCTCCTTGCACTTGCTGATTGCTGTACTGCTTCAATCTATTCTCCAATGAAAGCAAATCAGGGCTTACAAGTTGTTTTATCTCTGTTTTGTTGCCGTCAGTGATACGTAAATTGGCTTTGATTTCTATATGGTCATCAAAGAGGTGTATATACTGCTCGCCGTTGCCTGATGTAATTTTGTCAGTTTTGATTTGTCCACCAGTGATTTCTGTAAAGCCATTGAGTTTAGCAATACCTCGCTCTCCTTCATATTCTGAATTGATGGTGGCGTATAGGAAATGATAAAAGCCTGCTTCTTGCTCTATATCTATTTTGTTTTCGGATAGGACAAACTCGCCTATTTCATCGTTTTTACTTGCTTTAATATAGAGGTAGTAAGTCTTTGTTTTATCATCTAAACGCCCTGATACGAAAGCAGGAATATTCCAATACTTATAGCTGTTAGCATCACGATTAGGATTTATATCAGTAGTACCAATGGTGAAATGCTTGAGCCACCCGCTACCTGCATTGAGTTGCTTCGTATTCTTGTCAAAATAGAGTGTATGAGGTACAGTAATGGGATTTGTCTTAGAGGATACAAAAGCAAATTGAGTGGCTTTGTTTCCAATAAGTGCCATCATTGTCTGTACGGTGGCAGGAATGATGCTCTTGGTGTATTCGGGGAAGGCTTCTTCTATCTGCTTAATGGTCTCTAAGGCGTTGCGCCAGCTGCGTTTGGTTTCGGATAGGGTACGCTTGTTGAGTTCGCCGAAATATACTTCTTGGTTTTGGAGTTTGCGTATTTCGGTGGCGAAGGACTGCCCTTGTACCTTGTTGGATAGCTCTATTTGTGGGCTATAAGGGTTGTTTACATACTCTTTGAGCCCTACGATGCGAATGGCTACAGGGGTACGTTGAAATTCGGTATCTGAAAAATTGATATATCCCCCCATTTTGAGGCGTCCTCCTACATTAGCCCAGTTCTTTTTAGCCCATATTCCGTCCAAATCACCAGTAAAAGTGAACATATCAGCTCTATTTTCATATAGGTATTTGCACGCTTCTTTCATCATCTCCCAGCTTGCCCCTGTTTTTGTGTTATCATCACAAATATAAGCGTTTGGCATTTGCATATTGTATACGGAATATTCATCACCTATGGCAGGTTTGAATATATCATTAGGCATTGTTGTGCCGTCTTCCTCTTTAGGGACAATTTCAAATCGGCGTGCACTATGGTTGTAGCCACTGCTGTGCTCGTAACGGCTTATTTCAAACTCTCTACCTGATAGCATACCGCTTTCAAAGTAGATTAGCATTTTTTCCCCTTTGATTTGTAGGTCTGTAAAATTGAGAGCTTGAGGTATGGAGGTATCAGTAAAATCATAGAAGTGTTTGTCGTGATCCACTTCAAAGACTTCTGTAATTGTACCTTTACGCTTAGGATATATATGAGACAAATCAAGGCTTTGCTCATTTACAAATCCGTTGTTTTGAGCATTCTTGATAGCTATTGATAGCCCTTTGTCGTCTGCAACAAAGGTTACCCCTTCATATATGTACTCTTGTGATTTTGGTAAAAGGAGTTCCTTGTTTCCATACTTAGAGCGGTCAATATTACGCTCTCCTCCTTGTACATAGAGGCGGGTAATACGGCTTTGTTCTGTGGTTCTACTTACGCCTGTTTTGAAGCCTTTGCCTTTTCCATATTGGAGGGGTAGGGGATTGTCCTTAAAATACTCTACCTTATGCAAATGAATAGTTTTGCCTATAATCTCGTATTCTGTTTCAAAGGCTTTGGCTATCATTTCCAATGCTTCCAAGCAGTTGTTATGGTTGTAAGATACAAGTTTCTCATTAGCTTCAATCGTTGTTCCTACTTGCCAACCGCTATCTATCATATTAAGGCAATCTACCAATATCTGAATATGATAGTGAGGAGAGGCCGTGAAAGGAAATTTAAGGGTCTTATCGTTTGGATTACGAAACTTGTAATTCTTGAGGTTTACCCCCTCACTGTCCATCGTTAAGGTATATTCAAAGTGTCGTGTGTTATGTTTTACGATTTTTGCGGGCTGATTGAGAGTGTAACGCTCATTAGCAAACTCACACCACGCACCAGTAGGAATATCGGTATAAGTAGGTAGTGAAAAGTATAAAGTAAGCGTATGCTCCCCCATAATGGAGCGGTATCCGTAGCTCTCATCAGTAGGGAGAATATCTATATGTGTGCTGTTAAAATAGAGTTGCATAGTTATTAGATAATTGTTAGTTGTAAATCAAACTTGACCCATATAAGAGGGTTGTCAATATAGAGTTCAGTAATTTTGCCGTCTTTATAGATACACTTATAGGATTTCCCTTGATAGCTTAGGATGCGTTCTTCTGGTCTTACAAGGTCATACAGCAAGGCAAAATATCCTTTGATAAAATCAGATATTGGCAAATACATAAAGCATTTGAGTGTTGCGGTGCGTTCCTGAAAGTATATAGGCACATCGGTAGCTATAAGACCACTCATAGTACTATTTTGAGCTGTATAAGGTGTTTTGGCGTTACCTGCTGTGATAAGTTCTTGTTGTGTCCCCTCCAATAGTGTTATACCATACTGGGTTAGGTTTTTGGCGTCAATATAGGTCTTTACATTATGAGCGGTTAGCGTTGGTGCTTGATAGGTATATCCTTGTAAGGGCAAATCATCGGAAAGACGAATATCAGCTGTTACATAACCTCCACTGACTTGGGTTTTGCTAAGGCTAATCAGTCTTAATTGATAGGTTAGGTTGATAAAGTCAAAGGTATAATTAGCATAGGCTTGGACTGAAAGGAACGTTACCAAATTGGGATATAGACTTTCAGGTAATAACAGCTGTAGGGTAATTTCCTTAGCTGATAACTGCGGGGCTGAAAGGTCATATTCCGTACCGCTTTCCTCTGCCCAGTCATTTTTGTTCAAAGACTTCAAGGCTGGATAGGATAGCAAGCTCGCTAATGAACCTTCTACAAGTTTAGCATTTAGGTTTTGTATGTCGGTATTATTGATTTTCATTAGTAAAATATACCAGTTAGGTCTTTAGGTTTGCGATTTTGTCCTAATATTTCTTCTAAGAATACGTACCTTGTGGCATCGATAGCGTGGTTAAAGGTGTCAATGGGTACATTGAGGAAAGCGCCACTTTTATCCTGTGCATAGGTGTAATTCTTGAACTCTTTGATGATGTTCTCACTCCTTTGGGTGATACATATTTCATACTCTAACATCTTGGTAAGCCCTTCCATAACCGAGCCTTGCCCTTTGGTTACTGCGGTGATGTTATAGCCTGCATTCTTTATTTCCTTCACAAGTCGAGGGTCGGCACTCTCGGATATAATCTTATAGGAGCGGTGCTGTCGTAAGCCTTGGATAATATCGCTGGTGAGCATTTGCGTTTGATAGCATATTTCATCAATATATACCTTATCGTCTAAAAAAGCTACCTCCACGATAGCGGTAGGGTCGTGAGTAAAACCAAAGTCGAGACCTAAGTAACGTTTCTTTGCCCAAATAGGTATATCCTCCACAATGGTAACTTTTTCAAAGATAAGCCCCTCAATCATTGCCTGCTGTCCTAACCCATATACCTGCCACAAGGAGCGGTTTTTGTGCTGCAAACTCTCTATCTCGTCAATAATTGTTTGCTCTAAGAATGGGTTATCCTTATAGGTGGATATAAAGTGATAGGTACGAGGGTCTTTATTCAGCTCGCAAAGCCAATGGTCGTCAGAGAAGGAGGGGTTATAATCCACAATAGAGAATTGAGTAGTACGCATTTTCAACTGTTGGAACTCGATAAACTTGAGTTCGTTGGCTTCATTTACATACAATACATCACGCTTGCGCCCTCGTAGCTTCTGCTCACTGTCTGTGGAAAAGAACTCCACCCAAGAACCATTAGCAAAGGTGTATATCATTTCAGACTTATTGATACTATCTTCATCGAATACATTTAGTTTATACAATATCTCCTTGAAATCAACAAATACAGACCCCTTGAGAGCGGGCAAGGTAGCACGGACAATAGAAAGGCGTGTCTTAGGGTGCGATAAGCAATAGACAATAAGCCAAATCAGGATATTATAGGTTTTGGAACTACGGCTACTACCTTGCGCCGATACAGTGGTATATCCTTGTTTAATCGCATTATCTACTTTGGTATATATGTTAGTTGTCTGTATTATCATCGGTTCGTACTTGTTCTCGCTTGTCTATTACTTCAATGGTGATCCCTTGAGATAGAGGACTGCCAGCGGTGGTGATGTCTAGTTTGTCAATTACTCCATCTTCAACACGGAAAGTGGATAGAATTGTTTGCATGGCAGTCATACGAGTGCGATAATCAACAGGCACTTCTCGGAATTTCCCTTGTATTACAGTACCATCTTCGTCTGTTATAGGCTCTTTGATAATTCCTGCCATAGCGATAAGGGTCATTGTATTGGATACCTCATTAAATACCCTCGCTCTATGTGCCTTTTGTACCTCTAATAGTTCAGGATTTTTGCGAATACGACTATATACAGACACGTATGTAACGCCAAGTATCTCAGCCGCTTTGGTAGGTTGTCCATTGGCTTTGATAAGGGCTTTCTTTAATTGTTCATCTGTATATGTTTTTTCCTTTGCCATTATATTAATTTATATAAATCATTAGGTTCAGTCTATTCGCTCTATACTATTAGAAAATTCCTCTCCAATAATCATTTTTTCGTAAGGATCATAACCCATACGTATCATAAAAGCCTCTTTGTGTTTAGGGTTTTGAAACTTGACCACCACATAAGATAACATACCTCCGTCCTTGTCTGGATTATTGGTGTTACTGATACGGTCTTTTACTTTCTGTATTTCGTTGTGTCGTGCGATTTGGTTCTCAGGAGTATCCTCATAGAAATTTACAGAGCGGTCAATATTGCGATTTTCCTCACTCTCTTTGGTAGCCTCGTCAATGGCTTGTAGTGCTTCATCTTCTTCTGTGTTTTTTGACCATTGTTGAGTTGTGGAAGTGTCATCAAAGGAATAGGACGAATAATCATCTACACTTACACTATACATAGAAACATCAAAATCAGTTAATCCTGCTTCTTGGTAGTTATCAAGGTCAGGGACTAAAGCACGCATCAGGTCATCATCTAAGGGTGTTTGGCTTTTGGTGTGCCATATATTACGAGCTTTTTCTGTTTTAAGGTCAAACTCGGCAACTTCCACTTTGATAGGATAATCAGTTTCAGAAGTGCCGTTATACTTGTGATATAGGTCATGTGCCATTACCCGCTTGTGTCCATCAATAAGATTACCTGTTACTTTATTCCAAACAATGCCACCATAGAAACCATTCTTTTTAAGGTCTTTTAGGATAGCTTTTACCTGCTCGTCTGTGTGCTTCTTTGGATTGTAAGGAGCAAAGTGTATTTGTGATCTGTTTATGGTTTGTGTTTCTGATTGCTTAAACTCTTTCATTGGTTTGTGTTTTTTTGAGGTTCTTGATGTAGGGCTACTTCAGCATAAGGAAACTCTTGGAGTATCTTTTTTAGGTCATTAGGGTAGTACTTTTGAAGGAAAGATAAGGTCTCATAATCTAACCCTACCCCTTGACTTACAGATTTAGCTACATATACCATTGGTTTGATAAGATTACGATTAGCTATGTACTGTAATACTTCTTTGTTTGTCCATAATGCTAATGGATATACCATACCTTTGGGAGAGGTGAAAGTAGGCGCCCACATTTTAAGGCGCATGCGTTTCATAAAACCATCTACGCCTTTCATTCCTGAAAAGGCATATTGTGAGATGCATTCTTGCATTACAGATTGTTCAATCTCACCTATTTTACGTACTTTTGTATCAGGTTCTTCATCACAGAAAAAGCCGTTTTTCTTGATAACATCTAACATCAGATGTGGAATTTGACGAACTTCTACGTTTGGGTATTTTTTGATTGCCCAATCTATGTATATCTGTATATGCTCTAAGTCTTTGACAAGGTACATAAAATAGCATATTACCTTTTTAAAGCGAGGTGCGAGCATATCAAGCAATGCGATGCTGTCTTTGCCCCCTGCTGAATAGAATAATACAGCCGTATCCGTTTGGGTACGAATAGACTGTATTATTGCTTGTGTTTGTGCGAATTTAGACATAATGTTATCCATTTCCTCCTTTAGCTGTTGCTACATCTTTGTTTGTCGGCTTCTTCTTTCTGAAGAGATTACTTACTCTTGTTCTCACATTGTTGTAAGTGTTTCTAATACGATTTGCAATTCTTTTAAACATAATTTGCTGGTTTTTAAAACATTAATATATTAATAAAAAAAGGTTGCAAGCGTTTTTTTAACTACTTGCAACCTCTGTAGGTTTTTTATTATTGGTTTTTAAATAAGATCCTCTTCTTTTACGAAATTATCTGTTAGAGGTGGTCTGTTTGGGTCAAAAAATTTGTCAGTGTTTTTACTTTCTATTATATCACCTAAATGATACGCCATAAAACACAATACACACTCTTCACCTGTTTGATCGTCAATATAAGTAATATCATTACCATTTTCATCTGTTTCAAACACAACTTCTTCTTTAAGTACTTGTATAGTCAGTTCTGGTATAGGATGTGTACGCCCATTCATCAAACGCAGTGCATCATACTTTATTACCTTCATTTTTTCAGTGTTAGGGTTGGTAAAATACCTATCTATTGTATTAGGTTGAATTTTGCGTGTTTCAATTTTCTGCACCCCCTTTAAGATAGCTTCAAAGTTACCACCTAAGATTTGTAATGTTAGTATTTTCATTTATTACCTTGTATTAAGTTGCAATATTCTTTCAAAGAACCTTATATATCATTGATATATAGGGCAAAGGTACGATATAGATAGTGAAAGACTATTATATCTGTTTGTTTATTATTTGTTCTTTTTTTGTATTTTTTTTGTTCTTTTGTTATTTTAGGTATAAACCGATAATCATAAGAGCGAGGGTAACAAAGAGGCTTACAAGCCACTTGATAAGGTCTAATTTAGTTTGTACTAAATCTTCTTTTGTGGCTAATGTTTTTACCTTTGTATCAACCTCTTCTTTTACATTTTCAGTTACATACTCAGATATATAGGTAGTAAGTGCCTCAGCGGTTTCTTGGTTGAGCTTTTTACTTAGTAGTTGGTATAATTGTGTTATAGTGATTGTCATTATTGTTTGTCTTATTGTTTAGGTGCAAAAATACGAAAAATATTTTTAAAACCCTCAAAAGCGAGGGTCTTTTTTATGCTACAAGGTTGAATTTTTTAATTTTCATAAGACCATCTAAAACAGCCTGCTAATTTACTTTTTCCTTTGCAACATTGCGATATACATCTTGGACGTATATTGTTTATTTGCCCTGCTATAACAGCATTTGCATATGTTGCTATATGATATTCGTAACCTTCTTCTGAAATGTAGAATTGCATTACTTTTTTTGAGTTATGATTTTTATCATATTTAAAGCCTTTGCCAGCTTTTTTGTTCAGTACATTAATAGAATGAAGATTGTTTTCTAATGGTGTAACCCATTCTAAATTATCACTCTTGTTGTTCAACTTGTTGCCGTCCTTATGATTAACGTATGGCTTATTTTCTAAATTAGGGACAAAATACTTTGCCACTAATCTATGAATATAGAATGTTTTTACTTTGCTATTTAAGCTTAAAACAATATACAAATATCGTTGTATTTCTTTGTTTTTACTTTTCCTTCCTAATCGTGCTTTAAGTATTTTCTCATTAGGTTCTTTGCTTTTTTTATAGAAAATAGACTTCACATTACCAAAATTAGATATTTGATATCTACCTTCATATCCGTCAACATCTTTCCAAATTTCTTTCATAACTAATTAATATTTATTAGATTAAACATATAGAATGAACGCCATTCGTTTTTGATTGTGTCAAAGTAGGTAAAAAGATTTTCATTAGGTTTGCGGTTGGTCGTGGTAGGTGGTGTGTTTGCCAATGTACCAAATGCTTGACGTATTGAGCCGTCTAACTTCTTGTAGTAAAATTCTACTATTTGTTTTTTCATTTTACTTTTTAGTTTGAAATTTTGCCACGCTTTTTTAAGACACTCTGAAAAAGAGTAGCCTGTTTGCTTGAAGAACTGCCAAGCGAGGGTAAAAATGTTCTTTTTGTCGGTATTTTTCATTTTGAATTATTTTTTAAGAGTTCTTGCCATTGACCATAAGTGTAGAGACCATATTTCTTTCTTGCCTCTTCTATTGATATTTTGAATTTTAAAACAGCTTCATTTAGAAACTTCTTGTAATCGTAACAAGTAGGTAATATATCTTTCATTTTGGTAAGTGTTTTTAATTGTTTAAATAAACATTTGCAACATTTTCATAATCGCATTTTCTTAGATATTCTAATTCTCTATGATAATTTATATCTTCAAATAATGCTTCAATAAATAATGCTTTTCGAAAGTCATTATTTAAAATAGCTTTTTCGTGCTCTAAGATATATTTTATAAGTTCAGTGAATGTAAAGCCATAATTGATAGCTTTAGCTATTTTTCTTACTCTTTTAAAGTTACTTTCAGAAAGTTCTATTTTTTGTATTTCTGATTGATAATTTTGAATTTGTTCTAATGTTAGCATTGTATGATGTATATATATTATTATTAAAATTTTGAGCCTTTTTGTGCCTTGCTCAGGGCTTTAAGTGTTACTGATTATATTGAGTAATCTATGTTAGGGGTGCATTTATATTGTTTTTTTAGCTTTTCAAGGGCTTTTTCAGTGGCATAATATAGCCCTTCTGTTTGCTCTGATTTGGTAATACCACGCCCTTTGAGAGGCAAAGTAGTACGTACAGCATAACAGCCATAAGAGTACTGATATACTATTTGCGCCCCTATTTGGTTTGCTTCGTTAACATAGGTTTCTAATGCTCTCTGGTGGTTACCTTTTGCCATTCGATAACTATTAGTGGTTTGCTCGAATATACAAGTAATTGAGTCCATATCAAAGACTGTAGTTTGATAATTTTTGAAATCGACATCATAGATAGTACTGATATAGTATTTCTCAGCTATAAGATCTGTTAGGTTTAACATTGGTTGAATAGTTGGTGTCATAGGTTGATTGATTTAGGTATTAATGATTAATATTTAAAAATTGAGCCTTTTTGCGCCTTGCTCAGGGCTTTGATGTTAGTTATTTAATGAATGAACATCGTAACGGGCACAAGTGTATTTTGCTTCAAGTTTTTCGAGTGCTTTTGGTGTTACGAAGTAGATACCTTCTGTATATTCTGACTTCTTTATACCGCGCCCTTTGAGTTCTAATTTTGTACGCACTTCAAACTTACTATAGCACCATTCATAGAATATTTGCGTTTCTTGTTTTTCAATTGACTCTTTCATCTTTATATTATTTAATGATTAATATTCTTGTTTCATTTTGACAGTGCAAAATTACGTATTGTATTTTACAATACAAAATATTTAACACAATGAGATGAAAATATTTTTTATATCATTGTTTTTCAGTTATTTACAAAGTTGTAAAAAACGATTATTTGTTAAAATATATCTGTAAAAAAAGTTTTGATGCAAATATTTTTTTGTAATTAAAATTACAATACGTACCTTTGCAAAAAAATAAATAGTCAGAAACATGAAGTCAAATGCTATTAGTTTTAGGTTTTCAGAAGAAACAATATACCTAATAAAAAAACTTGCAGAGCTTGAACAGAGGAGTATCACTAATACAATAGAGGTGCTTGTTCATAAGGAAGCTAAAAAACAAAAGATAAAATACACTCCTAAAGAGGACGATAAGCAAGATAAGAAAGAAGAATAAAAATAGTTTTTTTTCATTATCTTTGTACTCTCTAAATAAAACAAAATGGAACAAGAATTAACGACATTAGTTTTTAAGATTGACAACAAACAACCTGTGGAGTTGTTGTCTTTAACTCGTTCTATGTTATCGGTTACTTCTCAATTTGACAAATTCAATAAAGAAAAAGGGCAAAATTCAGATGCGAAACTCTATGTAAAGGAAGTCAGAAAGGGTTCTATTATCGTAGAATTGTTTGACATTTCCTTATTGTCAGGGATTATTCCTTTTGTAGAAAATATCAATGTAGTAGCTGATTTCGCAGTGCATTTGCAAAATGTATTCAATTACTTCATAGGAAGTGGTGATGTAGTAGATAAGCCTGAACTTTCTACCAGTGATTGTGATGATTTTTCTAACATGATTAATCCTGTTGCCTTAGATAAAGGTTCTGTGCTCAATGTTTATGTAGCAGGAAATAGTAATTGTGATATAAACATAAGTATTCCTTCAATGGAAGCAAATGCTATACAAAATGGACTAAAACGAGAAAAGGAAAATCTCAGACAAAAAGAACTTAAAGGGGTTGAGCACAAACAGATACTCACCCTTTATCAGGCTGTAGATAAGAAAAAAGGAAACAAGGGCATTATTGAAAGCCTTAACTATAAACCTTTAGGGCTTATTTTTGAAAATGATGATGATAGGGAGAAAATATTATCTAACCCAGCACAAAACCCATTAAAGTTTGCTTTTATTGTGGATGTCAGAGTAGAGGAGGTAAATAATACTCCTTCCGCTTATCGTATTCTAAAATACTATGAGGATGAAAGTTTTGAATTATAAAAAACACCACCCCTAAATCAGGAGTGGTGCCAATAAATAACACATCAAAAATAAGAATGAGGACAATCTATAATATTTTGTTCTCTACTTTTTGGCAGAGTTGTTGATATTCTGTAATGACTAGCATATTATTATGCTCTTTGCGATAATAGGCAACACTTGAAGGGGATATACCCAGAAAAGTAGCTACTTTCTTATTTGATACAATAGAATGCTTGCTTGCTAATCCGCAAAACATCTTCATATAAGCAGTGTTATTGCTTATTGACTCAAGGGTACATTCTTCTATGGCTGTTTTTATTTTTTTTAGCATAGTTATTATTTTTTAATTATTAGTGTTGTTTTTTCTGGTTAGTTCCTGTTTTATCACTTTCTCAAAGTCCTCAAAGGAATAGCATACATAGTATTTATGTCCTAATGCTTCAGCTTTTTGTTGGAATTCCTTTTGATTAAGGGTTTGTTTGTTCCCTTTTACCTTCATCTCGATATACAAGCTCTTCCCTTGTGGAAGGAGTACCACCAAGTCAGCTACTCCTGCAAGAACTCCCTCTGTTTTTAAGCGTTGCGCCTCTCTTACATTGCGACTACCTCCATTAGGAACGGCATATATAACGAGGTCAGGATATTGTAATCTGAACCAGCGCACGCAGGCAGATTGTAAATTGCTTTCTTGGTGTTTCATAAGAGAATATAAATACTTTATAGTTTTTCTTTTAGTTCCTTTTTTAAACGTCTTTCATTTCTTTTTAAAGATACTTCCTCAAATATATCCTCTACTTGAGTTATTATCTTTCTTGTTATATATGATAGGTTGTTGGGAGCGAGTTTAAAATTTTTAAGGTTCTCTATATTTTTAAGAGACTCTTCTTTACTTACTAATTCTAAATTATAATTAACAATATGCTCCATCATATACATAACAATTTGCCCATATCTTTTGAATAAAGGGATAGAATTATTATATTCCACATCTGCACAGAAAGCATATACATCTTGAGGAAGAAGTCCGTAATATTCTAAACTATTCTCACAAGATTTCATTTCCTCTGTTATATTAATACATTCATCTACTTGTTCGTCTTTACTGAACATAAAATCTTTAGGAGAGCTGTTTGTTCCGAAGTATATATTTATCATATCCGATATTTCCTCAGCTTCTTCCCAATTATTATGATGTTCTTTTATTAATGACTTATGGAGATTACGCATACTATACAAATGAGAAAACTTAATAAGAATAAAAATCCTCGTTATTCGTATACTTCGCTTGATACGCTTTAATGTTTTAAAACTTATGTTTGGAATAACAATCATATTCACTATTTCTTATTTAGTGTTAAAGAGAATTCAAGTGCAAAGGTACAAAATATTTGAATTATTCCTACAATTTTTTATATAATTATTTGAAAATGAATAATATTTATAGTTATTTTTGCGTATATAAATACAGGAATAAAATGAATAACAAATATAGTGTATTTTGTTAAATTATGATTTTAACCAAGCAAATGAAGGGTTATAAGGAACTTATTTTTGTATCCTTATAACCCTGAAATCATTACTTTTTATTCGTACATTATTAATAATTCTAATTCTAAGGCAATAGCCTGTTCAATTCGTGCACCTTTACTTTCTTCCCAATCACGTAACATATAAATAGCTTTACAATGCAGAAGGTCTGCTATACCCCTAACTATATGATTTTCCCAACTATCATTTTCAGATAGTCCGTTTTCAAAGGGGTTTACGGTGGTGTGTCCTTGTTCTTGTAGCTCTTTAGCTACATCGGCAAAGCGTTTACGGGTTTTTATTAGGTCTGTGCCGCTAATCTTACCTGATATATATACTTTCATATTCTTAACTTTTTAACAATGGTTTGTATGAGTGTTTTTACAAGTTCTTCCCGAGCTTCTTCATAATTATCAAAACCTCCATTTACAATTGCTTTAGTTTTATTAATCTTTTTCTTTCTACAATCATTTATGACATAAAAATAATTCAATCCTATAGGAGAATTATATCTTCCATATTCCCATTCTTGATTAACATTTCCGTATATTTTTTTCTCTCTGAACCACTCAAAGACTTGTTCATAAGTGGGGAGAGAAATACATTTCTTATCTCTATTAAAGTTTTCTTCTTTAAATGCAGATAAATAAAAATGTAAATACCCTTGAGCTTCTCCTTCATCATAGTAACTATTTGTTTCTATCGTAACATCAAAATCATTTTCGTAATGATGAAATAATGTAGGTTCATTAAACCCAATATCTTTAAGTTCTTTGGCTATCTCCAAAGGGACAAGCCAAGTGGGGTAGTTGTTATTTTTCATCTTTGATAAATTTTCGGTTAATAATTTTGCCTTTTCTGTGTTTGATTTCGTTGTAAGCGATGTTAAGGCACTCCTCAAGGGTGGTATTCTCATTGATAGTTATGTTTTGTAGATTCCTCAATATATTAATTACAATGCTGAATATTGTTGCTTTTAGTGGATTGTAATTCCTATAGGATACATCTCTTAGGAAAAATGAAATTATATCATTTACGTTTAAGGCGCAATATATGTTTATATCATCTCTATCATCATACTTAATTTGCTTATAAACTTCCAAGAAGTCTGTTTTAGTGAAATAGCAATAATTTAAAAGGCAAATCATAGTATCACCTATCGCATCTTGGACAGCGGGTTTGTCATTGTCATAACACGCTTTGATAAGTTCTCCTACTTCCTCGTGTGTCTTAAGTAGTTGGTCAAATGGGGTGCTTTTATCAAAAATTCCCCTTTCTTTTGCCCACTCTTGGATAAGTGGGACGAGTTCTTGGATTGTTTTCATTGTTCTAAAAATTTTAATCGTTTTGCTATTAATTCCACTATATCCACGGTTACAGCATTACCTATGAGCTTGTATCGTTGAGTCTTCGCTATGGGTTTGATAACTCCTTCGTAATAGCCGTATTGTGTCCAGTTGTCTGGAAATCCTTGCAAACGCTCGCATTCTATTTCGGTAAGTCTTCTAACTCCATCAAGTAGGTTATTCTCTTGAAAAGCATTACTCGATATAGTAGGGCAGATTTTCAGGTCTGCTCCTTTATTTTTGCCTCGTGGAAGTTGGCGTATTACTGGCATACCACTACCATCTTCCCTCGCTCTTGCCGGAATAGTGGGGCAATATTTTTTTTTCACTTCACGAAATCCCCTGCCGTCGTTGTGAGTTCGATACGTACCTACTTGAATAGTAGTCATATTGGAATGCAGTCCTCCTGAATTTCCCCCTCCTGTAAGGGTTCCGCAGATTTGGGTTTGTTTCCTTTTTTTTGCAAATTGAAAATCATCTTCTGTGATAGGAAATACTCCTGGCTCACTTCGTCCTGCAAGATGTCCAATAAGGTATATCCGCTCTCTATTTTGGGGCAAAACCCACTTTGTATTAAGCAGTTGAAATTCAAGTCTATAACCCCCAATGTTGGCAAACGCTTGGATAATCGCCCAAAAGTCTGCGCCAGAGTTTGAGGAGAATGCTCCTTTAACATTTTCCCAGATAAAAATACTTGGGCTGAGCCGAGCCACGAGGGCAATTGCGTACTCGATAAGGCTACTTTTGCCTCCTTTAAGCCCCTTTCTTTTTCCAGCCATTGAGAAATCGACGCAAGGCGAACCGAAAGTGATAATGTCAATGTCTGCAAAGTCTCCTCCGTGAAGAGTGGTAATGTCTCCGATGTATTTTGCATTTGGAAAATTGTGTTTATAATTAGCTATTGCGTGTTTGTCTATCTCTGAAAAATAGTGTTCTGTAAATTGGTAGCCTGCCCGCTGAAATCCGAGAGAAAAGCCACCAATCCCGCTAAATAGGTCTATGATTTTCATTTGCTTTGTCTGTTATTAATTCCGTCTAAATGTGCATATACCAACTCGGATATATCATCTGCATAAGATTCAAAAGCCTTAAGGAGGGGTTCATCACTCTTGTTAAGATTCTTGAACTCTTCTACCACTTCTCTTGTGTGCTTCTTTGCATTTTTGAAATTACTCTTGAATTTGTATTTTAGATCACCTTCCTCTATCATACATAGTAATTCATTCGTAGCATCGCAAAAGGCTAAGGCTAAAATTAGGTAATGAGCCATATTTTCCCGCTTAAGGATTGGTTTTACTTGATTTTCACGATAATCAGCTACAGCTATCTCCATAAGGTATTTGGCTTCCTTTTCGGTGATTTGTAGCCCTCGTGCTCTTAGTTCTGTTGAAAATTTACTGTTATTCATCTTTAAAATGGACTGTTATTTTTAGGGTCAATTTTTGGAATATTATTTTCTTGAGAGATATTAATACTTATATTTCTATATCGTTCAAAAAATTGCATAAACTGTAGCTGACAGCCTGCAATCACACTCCCATCTCCTCCATTACGATACTTAGCAATGATAATTTCTACCTCGTTAGCAGTAGGAGCGCCATCGTCCCATTGTGGAATCTTATAATATTCTGGACGATAAAGGAAAAGTACATTGTCAGCATCCTGCTCTATAGCTCCTGATTCCCGAAGGTCTGAAAGCATAGGTCTTTTATCTCCTCGAGTCTCTACACTCCTTGACAACTGAGAAAGAGCAATGATAGGGATATTCAATTCCTTAGCCAACCCCTTAAGATTACGAGATATTTCGCTAATTTCTTGGTCTCTTGTCCTTCCTTTCAACGGGTTACTTATCAACTGCAAATAGTCGATGTAGATAATCTTCACTTTCTTCTCTCTTACCCACTTTTTCGCTTTGATTTTCAAGGAAAGCAAGGAAAGGTAAGGCTCGTCATCGATATACAAAGGCAACTTACCGAAAGGTTCTCTGTATTTCCCTGCCTCCTCCAATTCTGAGGGGGTCATCTTCCCATTGGAAAGGTGGTCGCTATTTATCTGGGCGAAGTTAGCAAAGAGTCTAGCGGTGAGTTGTTCTGCACTCATTTCCAGAGAAAAAAAACCTACAGGATAACCCATCCGAGCCTGATGTAACGCCTCATTGAGTACATATGCTGTCTTCCCCATTGCAGGACGACCCGCTATTACTGTTAATGCGCTTGGCTGATAACCATTGAATTTCAAGTGTAAATCTCGTATTGCACAAGGTACTCCTGCACGTTCAGAACGAACCTTGAGAACCTCTGTAAGGTAATCCCCTAATACTTTGGGTTGCTTGATGGAAAGCCAATCCGAAATCCTATCAAGCTCTCTGTATGAGCCCTCTAGAAGTTCAAAGATGTCTGTGTCCTCCTCATACGCCTGCTCTCGCAACTCTCCAGCTATCTCAATACTCTTTCTCTTTACGTACAATTGAATGAGTAGCAATGCGTATTGCTGTATATTCGCCGACGAACTCACTATCTCTGTAAGGGATACCAAGTAAGCTCCTCCTCCTGCTTGTTGCAATTTCCCCGCCTGTTGCAAAGCAATACGCACCGTTGCCAAATCAACTGGCTGTGAATCTTTGTAAAGTGAAAGGATAGCCTCATAAATCACTGCATTCTGTGAGTGATAGAATACATTCGTATCCTTGACCAATTCAATGAATTCAGGTACGCCTCGCTTGTCAATCAGCATTCCTCCTAATGCGATTTGCTCAAGCTCTAAATCGCTTGGAATAGCTCTGTTACTTTGCATAATTTCTTCTTTTCTAATAAGTTATCTCTACTCCATTCTCGTCATAATAGAACCTCTTAGGACTCGTTACAATTGGTGATACTTGTGACGTAGGCGCTGTGGCTTCTCTTCTCTTTCCCTCCCACGTTCGTACTGATGCTTTCCAATCTTTCATTGACTGACTCCCTACTTTCCAGCCTTTAGAAGCATAGAAGTCACAGAATTGCTGTCCAGAAATGCCGTTACCTCGCTCGTTGCAATAAGCCTGCACTTCTTCAGGGGTTGGTATAGTGAATTTCTTCCGCCCGCCCCCGCTTTGTTCTTTTGGAGCTCGAAGGGTCTCTAAGGGAGATTCTGAATTTTCATTTTCCAAATCAGAAATCTCGTTCTCTCTTTTTGTTTCTTTTAAAAAAGAAATATTATCATTTACATTTACATTTACATTTACATTATCATTTACATTTACATTGGGGGTTATCTTGGGGTTTTTTAGGGGTTTTTCAGGGGTTATTTCGGGGTTATCTTGGGGTTTTTCTTTTCTTGGTCTTCCTCCTTTTACACCGTGTTCCGCTCCCATCATCCCATTAATGTACTTTTTATTATTAGCTTCTATCTGTGGTTTTATCAGCTCCATTGCCACACTCACTACCTCGCCACATTCAGTAGTCTCACCTGTTATTCCATACTCGATTATGGCAAGTGCTAACTCAGCTTGAATGTCCCTCTTTTTTATCGCTCGGATAGCTTTTAAGAATGAGCTGTAAAAAACGAAACTTTCTCTTTCCATTGATTTGAAATTAGAGATTTGATAAAGATTTATGCGCACTCAATCTCCTCTCAAATCGGTTGTTAATTGTTATTTAAGTAATTCTGGGTTATCGTGAATGTTTCCAATTACTTTTATTTTATATAGTATATCTTTTAAACCTTCTTTTATTAAGGTGTATATCTTATTATCTAATTCAAGATATTTATCGTAATCACCTTCTTTTTTACTCTCATAAAGTTTCTCAGACTCTTTTACTAAAGCATAAATGTTATTTTCATTGTAAAAATCTAATCCTTCTATATTATAGAATTTCATATCACCATCTGCAAACATAAACATTAAATCATCTAAAGTCTGTTCTTGGAAAGATAAAGGAATTAGCTTTTCTACATAGATACGTTTATATTCTCCATATTTTCTATATTCTTCATATCTCTTATATTTATCAATATATTCAAGTCCTTTATATTGAAATTTTATTTTAAAAGCACCTTCATTAAATACTACTACTCCTTTGTATTCATCTTCAATATAAAATCTTCTAATTATTTCACTATCATAATCTCCTCCAGATATAAAATGTCTTTCTTCACCTTCTTCAGCTAAGTAATTGAAATTGATTATATCACCCTCATATATTTCTTTTCCGTTTTTGTCATATACACCAGTGAATTGACCAATTGAATTAGGTTCTACTCTAATTCCGCTATATAGTATATCCCAATTTCTGTAATTTTGTTCAACTATGTATATTTCATCTTTGTGATATTGAACTAAATCACCATAGAAAAACTCATTTTCTTTAAATGTAGTAGAGTATCCTCTAAATTTTATTGTTCTCATTACTTTTTGATTTTAAAATTTTGCCCCCGCTCACGGCTCGAACGTGAGAGCTTGCCAATCGGGGTACACAATGGTACATTACAATGATTTTATAGTGTTCTTAGGAACTTATTCACGAAATACACTTGCCCTTTGCCTGTTACTTTTGGTGTTATAGTTGTATGCATTACTCCACCACTTCCTGAGCGTGTTCCTTTTTTCAACTCAAACAACCCTTGCTCTACATATTGCTGATTAGGGATGTTGTAATATTCCCCTTTTTTCCCTAAGTAGTGATTTTCTCGCAACCATTTGAAAAGCCTTTTTTCTCCTATCTCATAGCCTTTTTGAGTAATGAGTTTTGCCAATTCACCAATAAGGCAGGACGATTGAGAGCCTATAACAGTGTCAGCAAATAGTACCTTTGGGGCTTGTTCTTGAAGTTGCTTTTGTTGTGTTTCTATCTTCTCAGCTTGTTCAGCGGCTAACCGCAATGCTTCTGAAAATGATTGAGGAATTTGTTGATGTGATTGTTCTTTTGCTCTTAGTTGCTTTTCACACTCAATAAAATATTGACGTGCCGTTTTACCTTTTTCATTCCCCTCTACCATAGCAATTTCTTTTGCTGTATCTATGGTCAATGCATATTCTATTAAGGGACGCCCTCCATTAGGGTTTTTGATAAAATTGTCAAAAACCTCATAATCTTGATTTTCAATAAAACCATATTTATCTATTCTGTTTTTAATCCAATTTGCAAATTCTTGTTTGCTTTCTAAAAACAAATGCAACTCTCTTGCGGACACAGCACGTTTGCCGTTTTGTTCAGTGATTTTAATCAACTCTTTCATAGATTGATAGTTTGTATTTGTTATTTCGTACATAATTAAATAGTTTTAGAAGTTAATAATTCCTTAGAGTAGAAGATGAAGTTATCCAAGTTGTAGAAGTCATCAGCAGTCATACAATCAGCGATACAGTCGTCAATAGTCTGTATCTGCCAAAGGATATTGTATAACCTATCCTTAAGCACTCCATCAGGAAGCTCATCTAATCCGCTGTTAAGATTGTCAAGTAAAAGGTCTTTCGTGTTTGAAAGATTGAAGATTTTGTTCTCTAACTCCATACCTATATGGGCAACTTTTGGGAGGAGTTCTAACAATGAAGATTGGGCAGATGTCGCACTGCAAGGCGTGTAATCCTTGTTACTATTATTCGTAAGGACTGCAATTTTTGTACTCTTGGTCATTTGCGAACAAAAATTGAATGTTAGTTTTAAAAAAGAAAAGAGGCTATCTCTTTCCACTCGACCAAGAGTATTTGCAAACTTTACAGCATAGCAAACCGCAGGAAATTGATAGCCTATATCATTAGCAACAACATCAGTTGTTGCAGTATTACCATTAAAAAATGCTAATACTGACAAAGTTGCATAAAAACTCTTGGTCTGAGTTGGTGCAAATGTACGACTATTTTTAAAACTAACAAACATTTTCATTCTTTTTTATTGCTTATTTTACTTTAAATCTTGCTTATTTATATCTTCACTTTGATATTCAATGTTTTATAACTTATTTTTATCCTTACTTAACAGGTGGCAAAACTTGCTTAATAATACCTACCTTGTAAATTATTCACTTGTCTTTCTATTTCATTGAGAGAATTTAAATCATCAGGAGTTGGTAGGTATATACCCGCTTCCTTACTGGCATAGTCTCTGAAATTATCAATAGCGGTTGTCATTTCCTTTGTGTTTAAATCAGCTGTGCTTCTCCACGCTTTCCTTACCTCTCCAGTTTTATAATTCACATATTCAGTTAGGAATATTTCATAATTAACTAACTTCTTAAATATCTCTTGCTTCACGTATTCTGGGGTCTCTCCATATTCTAATGCAAACCACGAAAAAAGGAGATGAATGTAATTGTTCTGTGAGTAGGTACGTTTAGGCTTCTTTTCAGTGATTTCAAAGGTCTTTTTTCTCTCAATAAGATACCCTAACCGCTCCTTTGCCCGTTGTATATCAAACTCATTACTTGCGTTGAAAATCATAGTTTGCTTTGTTACTATCTATCACTATTTTCATCATAATTTTCAAACTTCCAACCTTGAGACATGAGTAGTTTTATGTTTTGTTTTGATAAATAGTTATCATACTTTCTTGTATACCCCCCACTATAACCGTCTCCGAAAAATGTTACTTGTTGTAAATAATCCTTTATTTTATCAATTTTTTCAGGAGTATTAGCCCACTCATTTCTTCTTTCCTTGTCAGGGATTGAATGTGTCTCAATACAATGAAAATCAACTGTGTTAGAATAATCAGAATATACTTTTTCAAGGAATATTGTGTTTTTGTATTTTTTCTTGTTATACTCAATATATTCTAAACCGACATACACTTGTGAAACATAAGTTCCTTTATTATCAGTATGCAATTGAAAATGTTTGTCGTTTTCAACTATAAATTTCATTAATGTTGTAGTTTTAACACCTAACTCCTTTGCAAGATTACTGACATGAGGTTTTTGGTTAAAAGCAACTTTGTATAACTCAAAGCGCTCTTTTACTTCACTTAAATATAATTTTTCCATTTTGTCTTTAATTTTGAAAGCAAGGCAGGACTCGAACCTGCATTTAGTCACAAACCAAAGCGAACGTACGACTCGAACGTATCCTAATCCCGCCAACCAGACGGAGCGACTTCCAATTTCGCCACTTGCTTTTATCATTCTTACATTTCCTCTTTAATTAACCATTCTTTAAATCCTTCTTTGTCCTTAGAAAATCCTTTATATATTTTATTTGTTAAGGGTGATTTAGCTACATCAATCAAAGGAAATAACCTACAAACGATTTCTTTAAAACTACCAAAATCAATTTCAATATCTGCGCTTACAAAAGCATCATAGAAATAATCTTCATCAATTTTTTCTTCATCTTCTGTATTCTCCCCTAAAATAGTTAAGCCTAATATATAGACCTCATAACTATCTAATTCCGTTCTTTTTATTTTTTTATTCATACTTAAACTCTAATTTAAAATTTAGACCCAAACTATTTGCTTCCTTTTCTATTACAAGTTTGTTAGCTAAATCATAACTATTCCTTATGTTTCCTCCTTCTATTCCTTCAGAGCGAAAGCAACTATTTACTAACTTGTATAGAGTGGCTGGGTTACCATCATCAACTTTACCTGCTAATTTGAGAGGAGTACCTTCTTTTGAACAATAGATATAAGCTATTTGAGTTTTTTTCTTCATTATAATAAAGGTTTTACTAATTACCTAATATTACTGGCGTTCTGCCATCTGTGATAATTACCTTATTAGAGGTCTTACCTAACATCTCAATATATTGTTGCATTAGGATTTCTCTTGTAAGCCCTACCGATTGGACTTTGTTTGTTTCAGCGTCTATCTTTGCCTTTTCTAACAGCATCTTTACCCTATTGGCTTCCTGAATAGCCTTGTTTCTATCTTCTACGGCTTTCAGCATTGAAGCAGGAGGTTTAAGCCCCGATGTAAGTGTAGTAAGGTCAAAGAATTTCGTTTGAAACTCCTCTTTCAATCTTTTTTGTACTGATAGTTCAAACTTACCTAAGTTATTCATAAGGCTGTCAGTGGTGTAGTTTCTTGCTTCCTCACGATAAGCGTCTGTAACACGCTTGTTAAGTACATTAGCTTCTACATTGTCAAAGAACGTTTCAGGGTCTTGTATTCGGTAGTTCTTGTAGTTGAATACAATTTCAGCCCCTTTGCCACGAATAGGCGTATAAGTGTAGGAAGGGTCTACCGTGAATACCCCTGCATCTTTTGCTGTGATTTCCACCACATCAGGGTCGCCCGCTTGCTCCCACATTGGTACCTGATACAGCTCACTACCTGGACCTAATATCCCTTGCGCACCTGTTACAATTTTGAACGAATTAATACCATTTCGTCCGTACTCTGTCATTAGAACCCCTTCATAGTTAGGTTCAGGTCTGTTACAACCTACTAAGGAGGCTATAACACATAAAAGAAAAATCATCTTTTTCATTGCGTATAAAAAATTAAATTTAGTTACTAAAAAACTTGTTGTAAGGGAAAACAATCAGTATAAGAATTGCTACAAGTAACCCTACAATCCATAAATAAGGGAGTTCACTCCTGAATAATGCCATTACTCCAAATGTTAATAAAACTAACAGAATAATGAATGTTAATGCTCGTATCGCTATTTTTCTCATCATAATAAAGGTTTTGCGATTTCTAATAGTTCTTTTTGTTCTTCGAGGAATTTTTCTGCTGTTTCATCATTTTTAAATATGAACTTGTATGGTTCTGTTTCTTTTAGTATTCCCCATACCATAAAATTGTTATCACAATCCAAAGTAACAGAAACACCCCTTTGCTCCTTATCCTTCTTATTAGGGTGCCAACCTTCATTGTAATAGTCTCTGAGAAATAGTAATCTTCTCAGGGCTTCAGAAGCATCTGCTAATTCTTGCGAAGGATAACCTTTATATTCTTCCTTATTGTATTCACTTTTAGGTTCGTAGAGTCTCATCGTTTTTTTCCACGCTTCCTCAAAAGTTGGTACAGGTGCTTTCTGTTCAAAGCCTTGCAGAGTATAAGGGGAAGTTGAAAGTGTAGGTATTTGTGAAATACAATTCCATCTATTTGAAATAATATCATCACCTATAAATCTACCATCTCCTGTATAACAATAGGTAGCTTCTCCATATAGAACACGTAGGCTCATATCCCCTCTAACCTCTATTATTTCCAGAGTATCATCACCAAAGAAAACTTGGTCATAGACCTTCATTCCTACTTTAAATATTGTTTTCATTATTTTTTAATTTTACTTATAAAAACTTCTACTTTTATGCAGTTCCAATACTTCACTGCTTTCCTTTCTGTTTGCCTCAATAAACACCTTCGCTTGCTGTACACTCATGTGAGTATTGATATTGCCGTATGCGTGGGTATATTCGCCATTGGCTCGTGCTTCTTCAATTGCTTGCTGTATATACTCCTCACAATAGTTATGCTCAATAGCATAGAGGTCGTAACCTTTTGCGGTGATACCCTCCAAGTGCGCTGTATCGGTAGCGTGGAATATCTTTTGTCCGTTAGGGAGGAATATTCTCCAACCGAAATTTGGCACGTCGTGATATAGTTTCACAGGCGACACTTTGAACGCTCCGTAATCGTATATCTTACCCACTTGCAATACATCTATATTCTTTATACAAGGCAACTCCTCTAATAGAAAATTACCGCAAGCCACTCGCAATGTTGGTCTTTCAGCTTGTAATCGTTGTAAGGTTCGCAATTTTAAATGGTCGCCGTGTTTGTGAGTTAGGAGTACAATTTTTAAAGAACGTTTGACTTCTTGTAAGGCTTTGAGAGTAACGCCACAATCTACCATTATTGCGTTGTTGTATATCACGGCGTTACCCTCGCTACCTGAACTAATGACTTTTGCTGGTATCATAGTTGTTTAAAATCAACTTGTTTAGGACTTCCCGAAGGGGCAGGAGCTGTTGGCTCTTCTTGAGCAACAATCTCGGTAGGTTCACTTTGTTCAATGATAACAGCGTCTTGCACATACCTACTTCCTTGCTGGTTATCTATATAACGCCCCTCGCTATCTGCTTGGTCTTTCTCTATAGCGTTCTGCATTTCCACGGATAACACTCCGTAACGATTAAGCAGGAGCTTGAGTACTGTTTTCTTTGCCATTGCGTCAAACTCACTTCTCCATACCCCTTTGAATTCTCCCGTCTTTTTATCTATCCCACTTTGTGAGTACTTACTTACGTGTGTCTGCACCTGCTCAAGGCTCATATATAATGATTGCTGAAAGCCGTTTTGTAGCTCGATATAAGCCAAATAGCCTATGACTTTGCCTTCTGGATTTTCTCCAAGAAATTCAGTGTGTCCAGTGAACTTGTTGCGCTTAATCTCGCCTTCTCGTACCTCACAAGTGTTAATCGTTCTATATTGACCGCTACGGATCGCCAATTGGATAAAGCCTTTATATCCCATCTGGAATTGTGGATGTACTTCTTGGGTCTTCCAGTCTTTGTAAGCGATAACATACGCATACCCTAAGTTCTTGTTAAGTGGTAGGTTAAGGGCTGTGGCATTCAAGGCACACTTCATAAGCTCGGTGTTATCGCATTGTAACAGTTCTTTATTGCTATCTGAAAGGGCTAAGAGGTTAGATACAAATTCTGATTTTCTCGCCCCTAATGTCTTTGTTAGGAAATCGGCTGTGTTAGCTTGATTAAGGAAGTTTCCTAATGTTAGTTTCTTCTCTGTGGTGGTGATTGTTGTACTCATTCTTCTATGATTTTAATGTTATTACTAAGGATATATGCCTTTAAGGCTTTGAGTTGCTCCATAGTGCCTTGTACGGTGAAACTGGTTACTATCAAATCAGGTGTTACTTCTTGAGGCGCTGGAGCAGGGACTTCTTGAATTGCTGGAGGTGGTACTTCTTCAGGTGCTTGCAAAGGAGCTACTTCTTTTGCCTTTGCCTCAGCTTCTAATCGTACTTGCTCTGCTCTTGCCTTTTGTGCCTCGATACGTGCTAATTCAGCCTCACGTTGTTGCCTGCGGTATTGAGCGTTACGTATAGCAGTGGTTACATCAAGACTTTGCTTGTATTCCGTGAGGATTTCCGCTTTATATTCGTCGGGGTCTGTTAAACTCTCAATAAATTCAAGACTCTTAACCACATTGTCAATATTAGTATTTACAATGTCCTTCAAGCTCTTGTCCGAATCACTCAAACCTATCTTTAGACCAAGCCTTTCAAAAGGGAGGAAGTCAATATTATTCGCTTGGCATAACTCTGTAAAATAAACCCTGATACGTGCTTCTTTGTCTGCTTTTAAGCGCTTGTCAAACTCATCAATTTTAAACTTCAAAGTAGCGTCTGCATTTTCATACTTTTCTTTAATAAAGGAGTTATAAGCTTTCTCAAATGCCACATAAGGTGCTGAAACTTGCTCTTTGATACGTTTTCTCTGCTCTTCAAAGTCTTTCAACTCTTTATTGAGCATTGCCCTTGTATCCTTAACTGCTTTCTTTGTGTCCTCTGTTACAAGTTGCTTATCCAAGTCAAGCGCTGCGATACGCTTGTCAATCTCTTGCCCCACGCTCTCTAATCGCTCATAGATGATAACGGGGAGTTGTTGTACGGTGATTATGTTCTCATTCATTTTCTTTATTTTTTAAGTTATTACTTTTTGCTTAACTTTTTGTACAACCACCCCAATAGTTGAAGATAGTTTGTTTCGTACTCTCTTTTACTATCGTATTTGTGCCCATCGGTGCTTGTTGTGTAATGTATGATTATACTTGTTAATGTTTTTTCTACTTTGTCGATTTGTAGAATACTTTCAAATTCATTAAACTCTTTATTGTTATAAAGAAATTCAGTAAGAAATTCTTCAGCTAAATAAAAATCAATATTGTTCATTTTTAATAAATTTTATTTGTTATTATTCTTCGTATTGGCTTAGTCTCTCACGAAATTCATAAGCTATATTCTGCCTTGCATCGTCTATACACTTGATATACTCATTAATTGGCACTTCACGGGTTACTTTGCTATCAATAGGGAGGGCTATATGCCCTATCACCCTATCACTATCAGCGCCAAATCCCCATATATAGCGCTCGTCTATTCTGTCTATTTGCAAGAGCCAATCACCTATCTCATAGCATTTGCCATTTTCTACGGTTGTTTTCATTGTTCTTTGCTTTTAGTTGATTCTTTAAGGGTATCGCCATCATATAGTCCGTAACAACCCTTATTGAACCTTACTTTGACTATATTAAGCCCTTCATTATTGATTATCTCAACTACCACCCCTTCCTTGCTCTTTTGATTTGCGGGGTCTGTGGTGGTGAAAGGATTGACTATTACTTTATCTCCTACTTTCATAATTACCATGTATAAGATGTTGCTAAATCAGGATATAAGCCTTCAGTATCATTGAATTGGTATTCTACATTGGCTCTCTTAGTGAGTAGTGTCGTGAGTTCTCTTTCTTGCTCGTCTGTTAATTGGACTTCTTCACTATTAACATATACTTCTGTTATAGCTACTTCGTGATTGCTACTATCACGCCCCGAATAATCTAAGGTTACCTCATAGATTACCTGACAATACCAATCATCGGGGTATTCTACTTCTGTCATAAATTCATTCTCAATAGTATTGTATCTATCTTCGTGAATATCCAAGTAATCGTTACCTTGGTAGGCAGGGGTTGCACGCTCTTCACTGATTAGTCGCGCAAATTCAAAAGGGCTGATTGTTCTCATAGGACTGTTTTTTTAAGGTTTGATAAATAAATCTATCTTGACTATTGCGAATCATCGCTGTATAATCAGAATGCTTGATATTGAAGAAATAATCATTGTATATCACCTGTTCTTCAGGAGTCAATTCGCACCACTTGCGACCCTTATAACACAGGTACCCCCCTATACTCTCGAAGTCTGATTTTTTTTCTTTTTTTCTCTTGCAAGAGAAAATTTTTTGTAGTAATTTTGCCATCATTTTTTAAATAACATTTAGTTATACTTTGCCTCGCCTGCCAGCGGGGCTTTTTTTATTAGCTATTTTGCTTTGCTTTTTCGAAATCTGCATAAAATCTATTGGTGTAATTTGAAATATCAACCGTTTTTTTAGTTTTTTTTGAAGGCTTGCCCCCTTCCACAAGGGCAAGTTCTTCGGTTATTCGTATAATCTCGTCTGCCAATTCTCTAACAGTACCCTCTAAGGATAACTTAAGTGTTGTTACACGCTCTAATTTTCTTTTCAGGTATCTTTTCAGCTCGGTATTATTCATTCAACTCTTTTTTATAATTGATTATTTAAATTATCTTCTTCGTCTTCAAAAAGTTCATCTTTAGTTATACCTATTACTCTTTTTACGGTAGAATAATATCTTTCATCTACCAAGAAGTGAGTATCTTTTTTTATCCATCTATCAATGGTAGAACGACTTCTATTCAGAGCCTTTGCTAATTTATTCCTAATTATATCGCCTCTAAATTTTTTCTTTGCTTCATTAGTTAGTTTCATTTTTTTTTATTAATTTTGACCGATTATATACTTGGTTATTTTGATGGTGCAAAGATACAAAACATTTTGTAAAGTACAATACAAAAAGTAAAGTATTTTTGTTAATAATAATGTTAAAATTTTTAATTTATTGGTTTTTAAATAGATATAATAATGCTGTCTAAATATATTTGGGACTTATACAAGGAAAGTAAGCAAGGGAAAGAAACTATTGATTTTTTTGAATATCATAATGTTTTCTGGAATGATGTAAAGGTTATCAATAAGTACAATCCTATCTATGGAAAATGGATAGAAAAAAGGGATTATGAAAGCATAATGGAACAAATAGGCGACAGCTCTCTTGATAGAAATCCTTGTTTTGATTTTAAAGACTTTTCGGAAGTAAGAAAGGAGTTTGAAACTTGCTTAGATGAGGGAATTTATTTCATATTTGATAATGATGAAAAACGCTATGTTATAGACCCCAAAGACTATGCAATTTTTCTAAATCTGCACATAGTAATGTCTTTCTATTTTTATGCAATAGCTTATGAGTATGCATTTCCTTACCTATTTACATACCGATTTTTTGACTTAAACAAAATTGCAGATACCTTTAACATAGAGCTTCCAAAGCTACCTAAGAAAAGTGACTATCGCTCCCGTTGTATGTGTTACATTGAGCTTTGTGAGGTGTTTTACAAGTTTAGAATAGAAAACAATCTTACCCCTAATGAATTATGTGCTTTCTTGTACGATTTTGCCCCTAACTATGTAAATAACGAAAAAACGGAAATATCTAAACCAACTCAAGCGTGGTTCATAGGAGGGTTAATCTCAGAGGAAGAACGATTGGAAGAAGTAAAATTTTGGCAAGCAAATCCTGAAACTAAAAAAGGAGATATTTTAGTACATTATGAAACTTCTCCTATTAGTGCAATTACTCATATATGGAGAGCGCAAACAGACGGAGTTGTTGATCCTTTTTTCTATTATTACGCCAATTCTTATATAGGTGATGGAATTGAGATACCATACATAACACTGAAAGAATTAGAATCTGATGAATATTTTTCAAAACACCCTCTAATACGTAAAAAATTTCAAGGAGTAAATGGTTGGGCTATATCAAATGACGATTATTCACGTTTATTGCAGTTGATAAGAAGTAAAGGGTTTGATACATCTGTGTTACCAACATTACAGGCTCCTGAACCACCTCAGGGAATTGAATTGCATAATGAAAGAGATGTGGAAGTGAAATTATTAGAATATTATCTGAATCAGATAGGATATTTTGAAAACAAAGATTTCATAAGACAATTGCCAATAAAGGCAGGTAGAGGTAATAGAATATATCCTGATTATGCCTTACATTACGACAATAAAAGAGGATACGAGAAAGCAAAGATACTTATTGAGGCTAAATATCATCTAAAAAATAATAAGGAAATAGAAGACGCATTTAAACAAGCTCGTTCCTATGCTAACTTATTAGAAAGTGAAAAGATTATCCTTTGTGATAAGTATGGTTTAATTATTTATCTGAAGAAAGGTTCTTTTGATAGATATAATTATGAAAAAGTATATTGGAATGATTTACAAAATCCTGATGTCTATAACAAGTTTGTTAATATATTAAAGAAGTGATTTAGTGGTAAAAGTACATAACAGATTATAGAATATGTCCTAAAAATGAATTTCAGTTACCATCCAAAAACAAAGTCCAAAATGTCTTTGTTTTGATAAATTCAAGATAACAAACAAAATTTTTAAAGCACAAAGGTATGAAAGATAATTTAGATACACAACAAAATGTAAAGCAGTCTATTCCTATCAATGATAGGTTTTTAGATGTGCTTAAGTATTATAATTATTCAGGGTATAAAATATCTCAAGAAACTAATATATCCCAATCTCAGATAACTCATATTAAAAGTTACAGGAATAAGGTTAGTGATGATGTTATGGAGGAATTGTTGAAAAAATTTCCTGAAATAAATAAAGACTGGCTACTCACTGGCAATGGCTCTATGCTCACTCAGCAGGAAGAGGTTATACAAGAAGATGAATATGAAGAAGAAGACGATTTAGTATTATTCCTAAGAGACGAGCGTAAAGGCTATGATATTACCCTGGCTGATATTCACGAGAAAACTCGCATCCCTGTAAAAGTTCTCAAAGAAGCGCAAAATGGTATATCTGAACTATCTAAAAAACAAAGAAATATTTTATCTAAATATATAGAAGAAGTAAGGGAATATTTCCAAAATGAATCAATAGGAGCGCCTAAAGGAACTCCAACTGGTTATTATTATCCTGAAATATACGCTAAAGCTGGTTTTGATATAGCTAACTTTAACAATGAAATGCAACGTCTCCCTGTATATATTCCTAACTTCAGCAAAGATGTTATCTTTATAAATGTATATGGAGATAGTATGTATCCAAAGTACAAAGCAGGGGATGTTATAGGAATTAAACCTGTAGATTTTTTATACTTGGTGTTTGGGCATCCTTACGTGGTAGTTTTTGATAATGGAGATGTTAATATAAAATATGTTCGCAGAGGGTCTGATGATGAGCACGTGAGTTTAGAGAGTGAAAATCCCAAGTACGACCCTCGAGAGTATCCCCTTAAAATTATTCGTGCCTTTTATGCAGTAGAAGGAAGCGTAAAGAAAGAGAGAATGTAATATAAACATACGATTAAATTGCAAAACACATAAAAAGACAATATAATATTATTCAAAAAATACTTGTAAATAGCTATCTACTAATGATATACATTGTTTATCTTCGACAAGGTAAAAAGTAGGAAACACCATTACTTCTATACCTATGCTTATTTAAAAGATATTGATTTTAAGGAAGTTACAGAATAAAAGATTTTATCTTTTCCGATTACGGCTCAGAAGGTTACAGGTTTGAATCCTGTCGAGGTCACTAAAAAGTAATGCTTCAGAAAGAAGCATTACTTTTTATAATAAACAAAGGCTAATCTCTTCATTAAGCCAATTAGCAAAGGACATTAGTTCTGTGTCTTCTTCCCAATATTCCACAGGTATATCTGAATAAAAAGTACCAAAAGCATCTTTTTGACTGGTTATAAAACCTGCTTGATGCCCACCATTTGGATAACACACTAGTACTATTTTAGGAAAGAGATTTGTACCAGTACCATTAAAAACTTCATTAGTGAAGAATTCCCATTGGCTAGGAGGATAAAATTCATAAGCAAATCCTCGTTCATCTTCAAAAAGTGTACAAGCTCCTAAGGTAAGCAAAAAGGTTTTGAAAGTATCAGGGAGTTGAATCTGGTGTTTTTTCTCAAAATTAGCTATTTCTTCTGAGCTAATATCAGATTGTTTGGTAAAACGGTATAATTCATTTCCAAAATGTACAAAGTCCCCTTGACTCTCATTCAAAAGTCTTTGTAAGGTATTTAAGTTTTCTGTAAAAGAAGTCATAATTAAATTTTATAGAGGTAAAAAACAATGAAATATGTTAAGAGTTATAAAAAATAGGAACCTAAAAACTTAGACCGTGTAAACCCTTTGCTGAGCCGTCTCTATTCCCACATCCCGAAGGTAGCGTTATTAATGCAAGTTTCGTGGTTCCTAAATGATATATCGAATATAGGTTTTTAATCCTTAAATCAATGATAACCAGTAATATCAATTAAAATAAGTTTCTAAGCAATGAGGGAATAACTTATAAACCTTACCTCTTTTTCTCTATGATGAGTGGGTTTTATATGCATCCTATCCCTCGCTTTTCAGTAGCTTTAATGTAGAGGCTCATAAGCTTGGTACAAAGATATAAATAATTTTTGATTGAAAGTTTTAAAATTTTGTTTTATTACTTTTTCCTAATTTTCAAAGCCATTAAAATATATGGATTTTTAGAACATGTTGTTGAATTTTATGATGAACCTAATATTATTTCTTTTTGAGATGGGATGTGGAAAAATACCTATTGTGTGATAGAATATAATTGTTTCTTCAAAGATAAAAATGGGGTCTATCAGTATCATACAGGAAAGGATAAATTAGAAAAGTTGTCATATGTCCCTAAATCCTTTACTGAAGAAAGTTTATTAAAACTGCTCAATAAGAAAAAGTAGGATTACTAAAAAAGAGGATGCTCTCTATTGATTTTCCTTTTGGAAAGTTGTATCTTTGCAGGATCTAAAAGAAGAAAAGGAGTATCAATTGAAATACATTTATTATATATTTTAAAATATGGAAGTTCAAATAAAAGATAATAAAATTTTTGCACCATTAAAAGATAAATGGTTGGTATTGAAACCTGAAGAAAAAGTACGACAAGAATACATATGTCGTTTGGTTAATTCCTATGGTTTTGATCTGAAACAAATGGAGCAAGATACTAAAGTTCAAGGAATATATTTGAACTACAGCATTCTTATTTGGGAAAACGAAAATAGTAAAATCAATAATGAGAGTCCTTTAATAGTTATACAATGTAAAGCAGATAGTGTTATCATAAAAAAAGAAGATTATTTTAAAGGACTCAATTTTTCAAGAGAAATAGGAGCAAAATTTTTTGTTGCAACAAATTTTAAACAAACTAAGATTTATTCAAAAATATACAGAACTGATTCTGAGAATGTAGAAGAAATTTTGGATATTCCTAATAAAGAAGAGGCTCAGAATATTCAAGAGATAGAAAAGATATTAAATAAAAATAATGATTTTCAAAGAGAAAATTTCACTAAAACATTATATAAGTGTCATTCAATTATTCGAAATAATGATAAGCTCTCACCAGAGGCAGCTTTTGATGAAATTAGTAAAATTCTATTCATAAAAACTATTTATGAGAGGGATAATTCTAAAAATCAAATTTTTTCATTAGATATATATAAAAAAGAGAAAATAGATTTTGAGAAATATAGATTTAATGAAGAAAAAGATTTCTATCAATTTTTATTTGAAAAGACTAAAAAAGATTATATAGATGATGACCTTTTTGAATCTACTGAAATCATTAGAATACGAGAAAATAGCTTTGAGGCTATTGTAAAAGAATTGGAAATATACAATCTTTCCACTACTTCCGATGATGTAAAAGGTATTGCTTTTGAAGAGTTTTTAGGAAAAACATTTAGAGGGGAATTAGGACAATTTTTTACTCCGAGAACCATAGTTAATTTTATGGTGGAAGTCTTAGACCCTCAAGAAATGGAAACTATTTGTGACCCTTGTTGTGGTTCAGGTGGTTTCTTAATAAAAGCCTTCGAGTATGTCCGCGCAAAAATAGAAGCTAAAGTCCAACAAGAAAAAGAACTCATCAAACAAGAATATTACACTGAAACCTACGAAAAACTATCAGATGCCGAAAAAGAAAAAATAGACGACAAAGTAAATAAATTCTTCTCTCAGTTAAATGAAGAACTCAATATCAACAATGACAAAAGCCGAATTAGAACATTGAGTTATGATTGTATTTTTGGAACTGATGCCAACCCTAGAATGAGCCGTACCGCCAAAATGAATATGATAATGCACGGTGATGGTCACGGAGGTGTACACCACAATGATGGGTTACTAAACGTAAACGGCATTTTTGAAAACCGATTTGATGTGATTCTTACCAATCCTCCTTTTGGAGCACGTGTAGAAAAATCACTGAAAATTACAGAAGCTGATAAATATACTGATGAAGAACGTATCAAAAAATACCAAAAACGATATGGTGATGAGTATAATAAAGCATTAAAGCAAGTGAATAACAATATAGGGAAACCTCTCGTGAGCCTCTATAAAATGGGGGCAATGAGTACCCTTACTGAAGTGCTTTTTATAGAACGATGCTTGAACCTGCTCAAACCAGGAGGTAGAATGGGGATAGTACTTCCTGAAGGTGTGCTTAACAATAGTAACTTGCAAAAAGTACGAGATTATGTAGAAAGCAAAGCAAAAATATTGCTAATCGTATCTATTCCTCAAGATGTGTTTATAGCAAGCGGTGCTACGGTAAAACCTAGTTTGTTGTTTTTTAAAAAATTTACAGAAGAAGAAGCACTACAATATGCAAGTATTAAGAGCAAAGCAACTATCACAATAGAAGCTAAATATGCTGAGGAAGTAGCAAATATCCAACAGAAATTAGCTAAAAAAGGCAAAGAAGCATTACCTGCAGAAGAGAAAAAACAACTGAAAGCCGAATTGAAAAATATTGAAGCTAAAAAAGAACGAGAAATAAAAGCTATTGTTAAAGAAGAGTTCAACTATACTATTCCTATTGCTGAAGTAGAAAAAGCAGGTATTAGTACGACAGGGGCTCGTATAGAAAACGAATTAGATCCCTTGGCTAAAGAATTTAAAAAATATACTTCTGATAATCATCTGTGGGAAAAACTTACTGAAAGCGTTCAGTACGATGTAAAAGGTGAGTTTGTATATCGCATTCAAATAGCAGATAAAGAAGTTGGTGAACCCGAAATTTTCTATCAAAAAAGCAAGTATGAAAACTTATAAGAAATTAAAATTTGTAGGATTTAGCAATATAGAAAGTTGGAGTGCTTATAGTATCTTAGAAAAAAGATTAAGATTCTCAAATAAATACAAATTAGTAAAGATAAAAACTTTCCTTTCAAGAAATAAAACTTCTATAAAAATTGAAGATAACAATTATTATAAGCGTCCTACTATTAAAATAAATGGCGCTGGTATTTCTTTAAGAGATAAGGTTAAAGGAGAGAAAATAGGTACTAAAAGTCAATTCCTTATTAAAAAAGGACAATTTTTGTTGTCAAAAATTGATGCTAGAAATGGGGCTTTTGGGGTTGTGCCTGAAGAAGTTGAAGGTGGTGTGATAACAGGTAATTTTTGGACTTTTGATGTTAATTATAATATAATCAATCCATACTTTTTACAATTAATCACGAAAACAAAACAATTTCAAGACTTAAGCCAATCAGCAAGTGTTGGCACAACAAATAGAAACTATTTACAAGAAGAATCTTTTTTAAATTTTTCTATACCCCTTCCTCCTTTATCCGATCAAGAAACTATTGTAAAAAACTATTACGATAAAATAACTCAAGCTACAACTTATGAGCAACAAGCTGAAACCTTAGAAAAAAACATTGAAACCTATCTGTTTGAGAGTTTAGGAATAGAACAAAAAACTGAACAAAAAACAAAAAAGAAAGGATTACAATTTGTTGAATTCTATAAAATGGACTTTTGGGGAGTAGATAAAATAAAGTTAGATAAAGAGCTCCGTTCTTCACGATATGAAGTAACTTCAATTGGTGATTTTCCTGAATTACTTGTTACTTGTTTTAGAGGGAAAAGTCCTAAATATACAGAAATTTCACCTAAATTTATATTGAATCAGAAATGTAATCGTTGGAATTCAATTGATTTTTCTTTTGTGAAAAGTGTGGATGAGGATTGGTATAATAATATTGATGAGGATTTTTTTACTAAAGAAGGGGATATATTGGTAAATTCAACTGGAGAAGGGACAATAGGTAGAGCAACTCATATTACAAAGAATTATGAAGGGTTAATTTATGACAGTCATATGTTGTTGCTAAGGTTAAATAGATCTATCTATAACCCGATTTTATTTGTAGATCTTTTTAATAGTTCGTATATCCAAACACAAATAGATAAAATTAAATCAGCACAAGCAACAAAACAAACAGAACTAGGAATTAATAATCTATTAAAGATAAGAATACCTATTTTGAGTAACCTACAAGTACAACAAACCATCATTACCCAAATAGACACTTATAAAAATGAAATAAAAATCTTACGAGAACGAGCAACACTCCTAAAACAACAAGCAGAACAAGAATTTGAACAAACTATATTCAGCTAAATTATGAGAATCAAAGAAATTAAAATAGCCAATAAAGCCTTTAAAAACCTTGATATTTCATTAGAGAACAATACTTCAGGGGTAATGGCTTTTATAGGAAACAATGGCAGTGGGAAAAGTAATTTATTAGAAGCTATAAGTGCTATTTTCAAGCATTTGTACGACAAAAAGGAAAAGGATATTCCCTTTAATTTTTCATTAACTTATATAATAGGAAGTAGTAAGGATATAGTCAAAATTACTAAAAAGGGCTCTTCTGTTACCACAGAAATAAATAGCCAATCAAAATCTGACCCTTATAACTATCTTCCTAAACAAATTGTAGCTATCTATAGTGGTGAAGAA